CTGAAGTTTCGTTGCGGTTGCAGCATTGCCGGTAGTGCTCTGATTACCTGTTTTATTCACGCCTGGCAGGTCGATATTGGCGCTGCCATCAAATGATACTCCGCCGATCGTTCGAGCTGTCTTGAGCTTTGTGGCAGTATCTGCGTTTCCCGTCAAATTACCAGTAATACCACCGCCAACTTTTACGCCGTTACCGATGGACACCAACCCAGTTCTTAAGTTTATAGAAAATGGTCTTAATGGCCCGATGTCACCATTTTCACCCTCCCCTTCATTTGTCGGAATAAGATGAAGATATTCCTCGGATCTCCTGAAGATAAGGCCAAAGGCCTGGTTAAATATTCGAAGGGCATTTATTGTGCCAATTTTTAGCTGCCCCCCCATTGTGTCGCCAGAACGCTGAACTGCGTTACCTGCTTGAGAAGCAATATCCGTTAAGCCAAGATCTTCAGGGGTCAGAGTAATATCTGCCGACCCATCAAATGCCACACCGTTAATCTTTCTGGCTGTTTTTAATTTCGTCGCAGTATCGGCGTTCCCGGTCAGCGTACCAGTGATCCCCGCGCTGAAAGTCTGGCGTGCACTCCAGGTATTAGCTGTGCTCAACAGGGGGATCTTTTCTCCGCTGGTTCCGAGTTCTCTTAAACCAAGGTATTGGATAACAGCCAGAGTGCTTGTTTTAGCCAGAATATCGCGACCGACTGACGTTAAATCAGTCTGGGCTACAGTGTCTGTTCCGGTAAAGTACGGTAATTTATTTGCACCCGTCGCCAGGCCAGCGAGCGCGGTTAAGGTTGCGTCGAGAGGCTGCTTACCTGCAAGGGCATTTGTCATTGTAGTCGCAAAGTTCGGGTCATTGCCCAGCGCCGCAGCAAGCTCATTAAGAGTATCAAGAGCTTCTGGTGATGAGCCGACCAATGCAGAAATAGCGGCACGAACATAAGCGGTTGTTGCAATCTGAGTGTTGTTCGTACCTTGTGACGCTGTAGGCGCTGTTGGCACCCCTGTAAATGCCGGGCTTAATAACGGTGCTTTAAGAGCTAAAGCAGCATTAATCGTCTGGCTAAACTGAGGATCATTGTTAATTGCATCTGCAATTTTTTTCAGCGTATCCAACGCAGAAGGAGAACCATCAATAAGGGCGGTTATTGCGGCCTGAACAAAGGCAGTGTTTGCGATTTGTGTACTGTTTGTACCTTGTTCCGGAGTTGGAGATTTAGGTATACCAATAAACTCCGGGCTATCAACCGGAGCTTTTAGTTTGTTTAACGTGCTGATAGCAAGAGGCGTTGCGGCTTTATATTCTTCGTCACTATCCAAAGCACTGGAGAACTCAACACCAACAGCACGATTAGCGCGATATTTAGTGCTAATCATATCTGCGGTAACGGCTTGAGCATTGTCAGGCACGATCACGCGGCATAGCTCAATCTGGTTAGATGCTATTTCCTCATCAACGAGAGCAATAATTCTCGCTGCGCTAATATCCGATGAACTATCTACCTGGCTGGTTTTCACTCCATGTTCGTAATTAGCTTCAAGAACGATGATTGTCGTTACACCAGCTTCTACAGGAACAAGAACATCACTGACTTGCTGCACGGATATCTGACATTTACCCACATCAATTGAAGCCGCCCCTCTTCCCTCTGTTTTCTCGGATGTAATCCGCACAAACAGGCCATCCCCTGGCATCGGTTCAAACCCACAGTACACACCGGGGAGAACGATATTTTTCATCTTCCTGTTTAGAGCTTCGGTGCTATACAGCTCAAAGTATTGCATGTCTGCAATTAGTGGCGCGGAAATGTCCGAAGATAAGGTGACAATGTTCTTTACTTTATCTGCGCACATAATTATCCCTCGACCTGTTCAATGGTCATGAGCAAGCTGTATCGCTTACCTTTGAATAAGGTGTCCTGTTGAGTACAAACAACCCCAAAAGCCTGATCCTCTGCATCTACGAGAACCAGCGTATTGAAATCGTAAGGTGTATCGTCCGGCATCGTTTCTTGTGGAAAAGCGGCATTAATCGTAATGACACCATCGAGGCTGGAAAGAATGAGATTGGATTCAGCAAAATGCTGTGCATCACTTAACTTGAAGTCGAGCGGAATATCAGAAATAGTCCAGCCACCAGCACTATTTACCGTCACAAGCTCGGACTTGCACCAATAAGCCTTTGTCATAACAAAACGCTCACCTCTGCCGATTGCAGACTCTGCACGGCGAGAGTAGTAGTAAGAAAGGAGTTGCGCCTTGTAAATACTTGAATCGCTTTGAGATTTTAAAGTTTCAGCCATAAGAACATAGCCCCTTTAACAAGCAATAAATCGAAGGGCAGTATGTTCAGTTTGTGATTTCTGGTGGTCTTTTGTTTTGAGAAATGGCCCCACCCAGGTTGGCGGGGCCTGGTTTGCTAAGGTGCAAAATTATAATCCAGCGCCCAGGCGTCGAGCGGGAGTTCATCGAGATGAAGCACTCTTTCCGTCGTCCGGCCTGGCCTTCCTGCGAACTGGATGCCGTCTAATTGAATGATCGTATCGCTAATAGATAGTTCATCGACCATCTCTTGCGTCGTGTACACCCCCTCAATAAAGGACACTTCCGCAGATAAGCAATTCAGGATCTCCGCCATTTCCGGCAATGTTGCGCTCAACTGGAAAGAAACACCATCAAACACGATATGCAATGGCAATAGCGGCGCTATAACCGTATCAAAATCAGCAAGTAGCTTCTGTACAGCAACGTCTCTGTCATCGCTATCATAAGCTCGATACAGCTTATTTTGGTTGACGACAACCAGCCCTCTGGATGTCAGGAAAAACTCACCATATTGTGCCTGAGCGGTCGGTATTTCATTTGCGGTCGCGAAGAATGAACCATAGGGATGTTTTTCTGTATCGACAGGCGCATACAAAGGTTCCCATGAGACGGGGATTGTGCCAAATTCACGCCAGAACGTTTGCTCTATCGGCCTTACTGTTCCTTTGAAGTGCACCTCATCCAGTCGTTGAGCTAATAGCATTGGCCTGCGTGTTTTGTCCGTTTCTGTGATAACAAAGAAACGACCATATTCAGCAATGCGAGTGTCCATATCCTCGCTTGCCATTGTGAAAAACGATTTACGGTTGCTTATTCGCGTGAGAATAGGTTCAACCGATTCATTCCACACGTCCTGAATCGTATCAACAAAGGCGGCCCACAATTTAGAATCCTGTTTAAATTGCGTCAGACGCTCTTTTAGCCAGTTATTCTGCATTGTGACCTCTTACGGATAAGTTATGCTGAACGTTGATGATTTCACGTCCAGAAAAACAAAATCATTAAAGTACACAGCTTCTTTCATGTTCTGCGTAGCCACGTCATAAGACAGGAACATATCCAGCGATTCGATTACTCGCCAGATATCTTTCACTTTGACCTGTGCATAACATTGCTGTGAGTCGTCATCACTCTGCAATAGCTGGCTAAATGACATGGAGTCTTTACCGAAGTTCTCCTCCAGTGCCGCTTTAATTGCAGTTAGCGCGTCATCCACCAGCACACTCTTTTTTACGATACCGGTAAATTTGATGTTGAACGGCTGTTCATTGGTGGCGACGTATTCAAACTTCTTATTCAGCTCATTAGGGATACTCTCAAGGGCTGATAATATCTCTGTTTTCAGAGCTTCCTGTGTTACGCCGGGCTTATGCCCACAAAAGAAAATTTTGTTGATATTACGCACATCAAAGCCCGTTATTTTCTCCTGTAGCGCCTCCCCCCACACGTTAAGCCATGACGTGCCACTGACCACGTTCTGAATGAACTGGCGGTAATCACCGCCCCAAACAACCTGCTCATCGTAGGCCACATAATACTGCGCCCTGTTTCGGGTTTCCTCGGTAGTTTCCATGCCACCACCGCCAGAAATGATCGAATCGGTTTTTACTTCCAGTGATTCGACATACCCGGAGATGTTCCCTGCTGGTTCAAGTTTCTGGCCTTCAGCCAGCGTGTAATCACCGAGGCTTGCCATAATATCAATGCGTACCTGACTCCCTGCCGCTGGCATCATCCCCATTGATCCATCACCGAAGCGCACGCCGATCTGTTCTGTCGGCTTATAAACCAACACATAATGTTTACTGTTATCCCTGGACATGCGGAACAGGGGGTTATGTGTCCATTTTTCCTCGACACCATTAGTTATCACGACAACTTCCAGGCTGGCGACTTCTGCTGTTAACTCACGGGATAGTAACAGCGTCAGGAATGGTGTTTCTTGCACCACGTCGAACGTTACGCTGACTGCTTCATGCTGTTTTACTTCTATGCCGGATACTTTTTTACCAGCAGGGATAACAACACTACTGCTGGTTGCAATTGGTGTCTGGTCACTTGTCAGTAATTCAGCCCCGCCGGGTAGCGTAATATCCCTGTCGGTTTTGTTGGTGATGGAAACAGTGCCGTATGACGCATCGACCAAACGACCGACATAGCCACGGTCTTCCGCTGCCGCGAGAATACTTGCTCTACGCGTCGCGGTGGAAATGAATCCTTCTGTAAGTGCACGGCTTGCAAATGTACGCGCAATATAAACAATCTGCGCGCCCAAAACGGACTGCATTTGAATAAACTGGCTGTTTACAAATCGCGCCCACCAGGGGTTTTCGTTCAGCTTGGCATTAAACTTGTCCAGTAATTCGGTAATACTCACGCTGTATCTCCGCTATCTTTCTGCATAACAACATTCACAGTGCCTCCTTTTGCCTGGAAGCTAATTAGTAACTGGTCTTCCGAGACAGCCGAGCAGCGGATCGCCTGGAGTCCAAGTCCTGGCAAGTCCTGCTGTAGCTTTGTCATCATTCGCGCTTCAATTGCCACTTCAACAATGTGTGACGTATCAGAACCGAAGGGTTCGTGTTTGAACTCCTCCATCGGATTCCCCCATGACGGCAATCCGTAAACGCTGCCATTTGGTGTCCGTAGCCATTCATCGAGTCGGGCTATCCAGGCGTTTGTGTCGCCTTCAGCGATCACCACCCCGCTCTCGTTTGTCTGAAGGCGGGCATCAATCTCATAAAGCATCGGTCTTAATCCTCCAGTAATTTGTCAAGAGATGGGTCATTGATAGTCGTGCTGGCACGCTGACGAGGTTGTGGTTGTGATGTGTTCACAACTTTGTCCTGATCGCCTTTGCGGTTGTCTTTGCTTACGCCAAGAATCTCTTTAAGAACGGAATAAACGTTCTCCAGTGCTTTCAACATAGCCGGATCGTTATTTGCGGTATCTGTTGTTAGCATCTGCCTTATTCCGCTTCGTGCGAGGTCCGTGACGGTTGGTAGCTGAGGAGGCATTGCAAGGAACGGTTCTTTAGCAGCCACGCCCGAAGCAAACAGGCTTTGATTGATTGCGCCAGTCGTGTCCCTGATCGTATCCGCCGTTTTCTGTATGCCACCATTCAGCCAACCGCCAACACTCCTTGTTAACGGACTAATAGCGCGAGCAACATCGGTATTCTGTCCAGAGGACTGCAATACAAAGTCATTTAACATTCCGGTGCTATCAATACCGCCCACAAGTCGCGAGAGGTTATCTCCAACGGCGGGGAGGACGGCGGAGCCTACCTGGTTAAGCCCTGACACAGTTGAATCAAATAGCGAGCCAAAGAAGCCCCTGTCCTCACCTTCAACCACCTTGTAGCCGTTGTCGTAAATCTGCACACCCGCCGGTGTCGATGTGGCACGCTTCTCGCTGATGGTTGCCGGACTCTCCGGAAGCAGGTCAATGGTTTCTGTATCGCGGTTAACTTTGCGCTTTTGCTGTATAGCCGTAGTGATATCGGCGATCTGTTCCGCCTTCTGGAAACTAAAGTTTTTGCCCGTTGCTCTGGATGTTTTTTCAACAAGGAACTTATCCAATTGCTTGGCTTTTGCTGCTAACGAGGACATCTCTTCCGGAGAACTGACAGGGCCGAGATTTAGCCCCATATTCGGATCTCCCCCAACTATCCCGGCGATGACGCCCCCAACACCGGCTGCACTCATTAACCGCTCCGTCAATCCGGCTGCGGCGGAAGAATTGCCACTAGCTTTCGCGTGGCTGATCGCTTGGGCATTTTCCTGTTGAGCTGCCTTCGGTTTTTTAGCTGCCTGTGCGTGTTGAACCACGTCAGTAGGGCTAGGCATTACAGCCTGGGCTACGCTTGACGCAGGAATAGCAGAAGATGAGCCGTTGGCGTATTTGACTTTGCTACCGACACTATATTGGGAGTTGCGAGCGATTAGAGGACCGCCCTTTTCCTTCTGGATTTTATTAATGTGTTCCAGCGTTTCATCATTGAATTGCCCTTCCCAACGCCCAGTTTTAGCGTTGAATGAACCAAGAGCTGTTTTGATGAAATTGTTGTTAACCGCCGGGTTACCCCCCTCCTTCGTCGCAATAGCGCGAACAAGGTGCGTCATAACTTCAGGGTTGCTAACGTCTATTTTATCGTTGGGGGACACCCCTAGATATTTGCTGACGTTTTCAATGTACTGATTGGTGTTGTTCTCTGTTGGTGGTGCCCATTTTGAAATGATGCTGGATACTGTTTGCAGCTTCTGATACCCGGCGGCAGCACTTGTACCGTTGTAATAACTCGATACCTGGTTTGCCAATGCCCGAATCCCTTCTTCGGGCGTATTAAACCGCGCAAAACGCTGTTCGCCTTTCGCGTTCGGCGCTTCCAGTACCGCCCCCTCCTGATTTGCAAAAACCAGGTTCCCCAGGTTGTTATTCCGGTAATTCCTGTTCTTGGCGTTGCTTCCGCCTATATTCAGATCAGCCGTTATTGTATTTTTTTCAGGCGCTTTAAATTCGTCTGGCGATTTGTAGCCGTGTTCACCCACGCCATCCTCACCTCTGCGCCCGCCCTGTAGCTGTCGGGCCAGATCATTAATTGCGGCTACCGTTTGCTTGGTGCCATCTTCAACGGCTTTCTTAACCTGCGCAGTGCCTTCGCTGCTTGATGAGAACGATTCTTTTAGGCTGCTGAATGCGTTCTTCGACGCGTCGATAGAACTATTTATGCCGCGAGCGATATTGCTGGTATCAAGACTCTGAAGTTTTTGTCCGACACCTTCAAAGCCTAGCGCGGACATCCCCTCGCCAATGAGGTTAGCCGCTCCCGTCACCAGACCGCCCATATCCAGGACGTTAGCAGCGGCGTAGGCGCTCTTTTGCTGTGTTGTAACGTCCTGCCCTTCCTTCAGGTTATAAGTCGCCCTCTGCGCTTCTGTGTCGCTGTAGCCGTCTACGGCATCATAACCAACCATAGCCACCTGGCCGATGACTGGAATCGCCCTGAATCCGGCCCTTGCGGCAACACCTCCGGCAGCTTTGAGAGCCACTTTTCCAGCTTCTTTTTTCGCGATGTTTTCACCAGTGGCAACGGCAACCTTACCCGCCTCTTTCCTGGTAAGGCTTTCCCCAGCGGAAGTTGCCGCTTTACCAGCGTCTTTCCCTGCCGCTCCACCAGCCGCCGTTTTGGCTACGCTTTCTTCAGTGACCTTACCTGCTCTGGTTTTAACTGAAGATTTATCACCCGATGATTTTGGTGAGGTACTACCCTCGTTCCCACCAGCTTTTTTTGTCCGATTTTTTTCCTCGCCCGCACTGTTGTTTTTGCCTGGCTGATTTTTTTTCCCCTCTTTGCCTTCCTGACTCCTGCCCGTCTCAGTAGGTTTGCTGGTGTTTTTTCCCTTCTTGCCCTTGTTTTCTTTACTGTCTCCAGTGCGGCCCGTGTTGCCACCACGTGCACTGCTACGACCGCGTGTAGGGGATATTTTGGTACGTAATCTGCCACCGCCGAGGAGGTCGCTCAGTTTTAGCCCACTCTCCTGCGACTTTCGTAGCTTCCGGATCTCTTCGGATACAGTTTCCAGCTCATCAATTATCTGGCTGTCGTTGCGTTGAAGAACTTTCGTTTGTTCTTCGATCGCACGCACAGATTTTTCTTTAACGGCTTCAGTAAATGCCTTTGCTGAACCGGGCGCGTTATCTGGAGTCTTCCTTTCATTGTCAGGTGCCGGGTAAGTAATGGCGGGGGCTTTTGCGACCACCGGTGCGCCAGCCGCCTTGTCGTTGCCATTATCTATCCATTCTTTCAGTGATTTAGCCTTACCAGTAATCTCGCGGCTGATATCAAATACGCCCCGTGCTGCCATCCATAGTGGACCACCAGCCCCTACCCCGGCAGCATCGGTTACAGCTCCATCGTCAGCTTTCCCTGAACCATCAACCCCCATAATGGAACCGAGTTTTCGCAGGAACCCAACCTGTAGTTTTGCCTGTGCGCGTAGCTCATTCTGGCGTGCGAGATCCTCGTTTTTTTTCCGAGAGGCAAATCGTCCGTTGCTATCCCGTAACGGTGCACCAGCGATGCTCTGGTTTTCTCTAACTGGTTGTTCTTGCCTTGCAGGCTGAATGTCAGAAGTGAGCGACTGAATGCGCTCAGGTGATGACTTCGTGGCTTTGCCTTCAGCCAGCGGTGCTGTTTTTGATTCCGAATGAGCGGTGCGGTGATCTGCTGCTTTTTGCGGATTATCTATCTCGCTAGTGTTGTTTATACGTAATCTCTGTTTCTTGGCAGGGAGCCGGTCTTTATACGGCCCCTGTGTGAAACTGTTGCGTTGCGCCCCTGCTTTCCCTGTTCGGGCCAGGCGACGACTTACGCGTCCTTGTGGTGCGTCGCTGGTATCAGGATTGTGTCCGTAAGACTCAAGTGCTTTTTTTATTTCTGAAAGCGCAGCTAGCTCTTTCGCGTTTGCCGTTTGTATTGCGTCGATTATCGCTATTCGGTCTTTTTTATCGTTCAAAATAACCTCACTTACATCGGCGGTGATCACCCTGTTTTTTTGGCGTGGGCTTTGTATTTCTCTTCCAGTGCTTTTTCCATATGGAGTGCCCGCCACTGCGGTAATTGTTCAACGTCACTAACTGGCTGGTAGCCGTATAACGTCAGGTTATTGATAATGGTTAGCCATCCATTCAGATCTAATTGATGGGATAAACTCTCTATTGAGAAATGGGGCGTACAGCGTGGTAGTCACGTCTGCACCCTCCTTAGCGTTTTTGCAACGTTGTGGCGGTAGGATCAGGCGGCTTGTGCCTCGTTCAATAGCCATTTTTAAGCCGTGGCGAAGGTCTTTCTGCATGAGCTGAATGCGAGCTACCAGAGGGGTAAACTCTGTTTCCAGTGCCATGTTTTCAATGATATCGAATCGTCTGTTTGCAGCTTGTGTGAAGTCTTCTGGATCGTCGTTCAGAGATGTACACAAGGCCAACTCAGCTATGCGGAGACGAGCAACCTCAGCACTGTACTCTGGAGTTTTCATATCAGGCAGAGTGGCGCGCATACGCTCAAGCAATTCAGCACCTTTCCCTGTTAGTGGTTTAAGCGTCCACTCGGTTGGTACTCCGTTTATTGGGACCATAGTTTTAATAAACGGCGGGACAGTCAGGATTTCTACCGTTTCGGCAAGGTCGGAAAGGTTAATATCTGCGTGATGAACGCTTCCACAGTGACCACACTCGTATGAGTAAGTCATTACGGCATCAGGTCTGGAATTGACAAAGATCCACCAAAGTGCGGTTCTGCGATCCTGAACTGTCCAGTTTGAGCTGTCGTTAATTTCACCGTCTTGCATGGCATTGAGGTATTCTGTTGTGGTTGCCTCGTCTTCTGCCGGATTGATGTCTGAATATTTCAGGGCATCTTTCACAGTAGGTGCATGAAACTGAATTTCTATTTCAGGCTGTGAAGGCAATGGGAATTTGGGAATGTTCAAGGATTCCTCCAGAAAAGTCGGTACTCGTTTGGCTGGAGGATAGGGAGTGTGTGATTTTGACTTTAACCTATTTATCCACAGGGTAGATCCAATAAATAGATCCCAAAGAGAACCAGTAAGATCCAAAGAAGATCCCGGATCGCTGCGAGCCGCGCCATCACTGGCCTAAATGGCGATCAACATTGACTATGTGCGATTTAATGTTGACTATGTGCGATTTAATGTTGACTGTACGCGATTTAATGTTGACTATATGCGATATAAACATTGACTGTATGCGATAATTCTCTCAGCCGTCAGACGGCTGTGGATAAGTATCTTTCATTTGGCTATAAAGCCCCGTCAATCAAGGAAATAACAGGATGGTAGATGACAAAAAAGGCTTTCTGAACGTTGAGGAAATATCAGGGAATACCGGAGAAATCCACAGCTTAAAGCCTAACAATAATAGTACTATTCAGCCGATAGCTTTGTTGCGGCTTGGGGTGTTTGTTCCCACATTGAAATCTACCAGTGTTGCTTTACGTCGCAAGAACGCCGGTTTAACTAACTCAACTGATGCGACAGAAGAACTGTCCAGCCTGAAGATTGTAGAGCAGGAAGGGTATCAGGGTATTGAGATTCATGGGCCACGCCTGGATATGGATACTGATTTTAAGGTGTGGATAGGCATTACATCTGCATTGTTTGACTATAAACCAGACAATGATGGTGTGATCACCCTGACATTCTCTGAATTTGTGGATCGTTGCGGTTATCCAAGGAAGCGGCTGTCCAAGGCTTTTCGCAAGAGCATTGGCGACTCTCTAACGCGTATTCAGCAGACGTTGCTGAAGTTCAACTTGCCCACCAGCAAAGAACATGTTCGTTATATCCAGATGAATTTATTGGCATTTAGTGAACTTGATACTGAAAATGACATTATAAGAATCCAACCGCAGAAGCAGTTGTCTGAGTTGTACTACGTTGACTATAAGCGAATATTGAAGCTCAAAATGCTCGATAAACTTGGCAGGAAAGAGACAGCCAAGGTGCTTTATACGTTTTTCGAAGCGTTACCTTCAAACCCTGCGCCAGTGAGTATTGAGCGCCTTCGCGCCAGATTGAACCTCAAGTCCTCGGTTAGCGTTCAGAACAGTGTGATTCGTAAAGCCATGAAAGACTTAGAAGCTGTTGAATATCTTAAATTTTCAGAGATAAAGAATGGTCGGAAAATAGGTTTCCAGATCCATAAACGAAATCCATAACATTGACTGTGTGCGATTCTAAGCGTTGACTATACGCGACAAACATTGACGCTGGCGGATTTAGTTATTAGCTTTTTCACATGATCAATGGATAAACCAGCTATTTCATTGAGTATTTGTCGCTTATAGTCAATCTTTTCTCATTTCTTGTCGCGTGTAGTCAATGTTTTGTGATCGGGATCGAGTACAGTCAACATTAGTTGTAAGCCATTTCGCCTATAGTCAACATTTCTCCATCAGCAGTCTTAAGGGCAATTTCTACACCTCTCTGTAGGTGTAGGATTTGCCCTTAAAGATGAGAGATTGAGGGCAATTCTTACACCATTAGTGAGTTGGTTGGATCTTTAACGGCTAACATTATTAGTAATTTATTGATTAATAAGGAATGTGTAAAAAATGCCATCACTGGTGTAAATAGCTGGTGTAAAAATTGCCCTCAAGTTTGTCCTTTCCTCTCCTTCTCGCACTTTAATATTGCATTTCAAAACTTGATCACGTTGCTGGCGGCGCTTTTAAGTGCGCTTGTTGCTAAACCAGCAGCTCCATTGACTAATGCGGACAGGCCGGAACCAGCAGATGTGTATCGCTGGAACGTGATCGGATAGGACAAGAATTCGGACACCTGATCACGTGAGCGGCTGATCTCTCCTATCTGAGTCGGAAATACACGCATTTCCTCTTCCAGCTCTTTCCCGCCTTCCTGTGTAACGCGGTATAGCCTGATATTCATGAGATAATCTGGCGGCAGGTTTAGCGTACCATCGCTATTGGTTACACGGGCGCGGCGCTCCTTGAACCAATTCATTATTTTGCCGTCTTCTGTGTCTCTGACCGTCATTGTTACCGGTCCGGCGGTTACGTGCGTTGGCTTATTGAACTCGACGCTACCAATGATTTTGCTTTCTGTTTCAATATTCCCGCTACTGTAAGTGATGTCCTTAACGAACATATCAAAGCCGTTTAATCCGTCTACGTCTACCGTCCACTGCCAGCCCTGGGCATAGCGGATACGCATAGCCGTAGCAACTACGTTCTTTCCGTAAGCGATGTCATTGCCGTAGCTCCCGCTAACGCCACTGCCAGACAACGCTCTATCCAGAATGTCGCTGATAAGGTTGCTGGTGAACGATTTCGCGCTAAACGATACCGCACTGGCTAGCGTTTGCGTTGTAGCACTAAAAATACTCACGTAGCCCTCCGTGTTAAAAAATGGTAGCACCAGGGATAATGGCCCGGTTGGCTGCCATTTTTTCTTCTATCTCCTGAACACGCGCGTAGAGCGTCGCCTCATCAGGAAGATCGGAGTAATCAAACTTGCCATCAATCGACGCCCTTCGCTGCCGGGCAACGTTGCGGACATTGATAAGTGCTTCAAGATATTCCTCAAGCATTCCGATAATAGCAGGTGGCACTTGCCACTCATCCAGGTTGCGATCGCGGAGATTTACAAGGTATTGCATCTTGAAAGGCCAGCGTTCAGAACCGGTAAGCTCAAGTTCGACAAAACCGGCAATCTCGTCGGCGTAAACCAGAAGCCCGTTGTGGTCAGTGACGTGGACCAGAGACAGATAATCATCCGGAACAGGGATCGCCGTGCCGTCTGCTTTCTCCAGCTTTAACGCCTTAACTACTCCCGCTCTGTCCTGGTAAGTAGTCAACGCTTTGAGCAGGAATGCTTTCAGTGTCTCTTCCTCCCGTACAAGAAGAGGATTGAATCGCGCTTTAACGCTTTCTAATAGTTCAGAAGGTGTCATAAATACTCCGGACGGAGGGGGATAATCCCGCTCTTTTGAGCGGGATCGGTATTACTCAACCCAGTTGTACACAATACGCAGGGTCGGTCTGACAACCGCCGTTACATCTTCTGACGAGAAATCAACGGCATCGGAATACACTTTGCAGTGTGAGTAAGTGCGTGACAGACCTTTGCTGTCACCGCTGTTAGATTCAGCGGCAGCCTGGAAAGAGATATCCAGATATTTCTTCTCATAAACCATCTCTTTGACGGCAGCGAGTACAACACCTTCAATCGTCTCCGCACAGGTAACCTGAAATTCACCTGAGTTACGCAGTGGGCCGTGTTGGTTGAACTTCATACCGCCTGGAGCGTAATCTTCTACGTCTTCACGCGTCATTTCCGGTAACTGCGCGGTGCGGATCAGCACTGACAGATTTTCGTATCCCTTAATGGTCATCCAATATTCAGTGCCAATTAATTTTTCGCCTGCTGCCAGGTTCTTGTTGAATCTGGCTTTCAGGAAGGCGAGATCGGCTTTTGTGTTTGAAAAACCGGCCATAATTACTCCTAAACAAAAACAGATGAGATATTGCTGCGGTTAATAGATGTGTTACCACTGCATTGCAGAGTGACCGTGTTGTGGGTGAAATAGCCTTCCGATGTGCGCGGGGCGTCAAGCTGATAGCTGACGCTTTTGATCACAACGTTCGTTAACATCACGTTCCTGCCGATATTTATCGTTACGGCCTCCGGGACTCGACCAAAAGGCGTAATGTCGTTTAGTTCTGGAGATGCCATTTTCAGCAACGTCGTGATGGCGTCATTCACCTCAATTTTTGCGCTGGATGTAGCTAAAAAATCCAGGACAAGGGTAAATTCCGGCGGTTGTTGCCCTTCCCACACGAGGGTGGAGTTGAACCGGCTTTTACTCGTGTACCCTGATGATGTCTGCACGATGCCTGCAAGAGATGATGCCGCCTCGCTAATAGCGCCTAACATGCTGCCCATCGCTTTATCTTCAAATGGCGACTGCCACAGAGACGATAGTTCGGCAGAGGAACCTTCGCCGATATATCCGACTACCATATCCTCGCTTGACTTGATGTAGGCTTTCATTAGCGGGCTTATGCCGTCTGCCATGATCGCGCCGCAAATCACTGCTATTTCTCCCAAACAGGCCACCATTACAGGTGGCTTACATAATTACAGGCCGCGTTTTTTGCGAATGCGGATAGACTTCCGGCGGCGAGTGTTAGCTATCGACGTATGCGCCTTAAGGCGCGCTTTTTTCAGCGCCTGCTTTTGTAAGGACGTCATGCGACGCGGGCGCGGGCGTTTGCGGATGATAGTAACCTTGCCATCACGGACGACTTTTTTGCTTACAGCTTCGAGCATTGCTGTATTGCCACCAGCAACGGTGTAAATTGCAATGGCTTCTTCCATCATTTCGCTATCGCTTTCTGACAGTGCGTCAAATACGCGTTCTGCTGCCGCGTCATCTTCGTCATCGATCATCTCGGTGACGTCGTCCTGATCAGCGCCCAGGGCCACAGCCGCGTTAGCCAACGCCGCGAGTGCGTCGTTATATGCGTCAACCTGTTCGTCGGTCAGTTCTGTGTCTTCGTCAATGTCGGCCAGGCCAGCCATTGTGATTGCCAGCGCATCAAATGAATCCGCTTCAGGGTCGCCATCTTCTACCCAGCTCGCCAGCATTGAAGCTGCCAGACTGCGGATGTCACTTTGTGCACGGGATTCCACCGCTTCCATCATTGCGGCTTCGATATCCGCGCCATCGGTTCCATTCTTGGCACTTTCCAGGATGGCGTTATCGCCACTTTCAAAACAACCAGAATCTTTGGCGCTTTCCAGTATGGCTGTATCTGCGTTATCGGCTGTTTTGCCTGCAAATAGCGCGCGCATGAATGGATCAACAACAGAATAGTTTTTCATTAGGAAACCTCATTCATCCCCACGTTTCAGCGGGGAAGATAAATCAACGCATCAGGATTGGTTTGCCGAGGATTCGACGAGCAGTGCCTGTTGGGCACACGGACCATTCCACTTCCCACAAGTCGATGTCTTTTTGAGTTACCTTGACCACATAAGGGTCAGAACCTTGAGATTCATCGCGTGGTGTAACCAGCGCACCAGCCGCATAAAAACGGTCCAGAAGATCTGTCAGTGCGTTAGTCAGACTTTCCTGCGTTACGCCATCAGGTTCATGCTTGATTGCCTGAGCAACTTCATAGAAATTGCGGGCAATTGCATTCATCAGTGATGAAACGTGCTGGAATCGCAGATAGTTATTTTTGCTGTATGTCGTCAGGGAGTCGTCGATGTAGACAGAACCATCCGCTGCAACGCTTACAGGGTTAATACGAGCGGTCACATACGCTTCACGATCGATTGTGCCAATCCCGGAGAGTCTGGTGATGTTCTGGCGATCAATGATTGCGCGAGACAGACCAGCCGGGGCGTAATGCCAGCCGCCTACATCAGACACAAGCGCAACGCCTTTCGCTTTTGCCACGAACGCATCACAACTGATTCCGTAAACCACATTCATACCGCTGAAAGTGTCACGGCATGAGTACGGGAAGTGATAACGTGCAGCCTGGTGGGATTTGCCGAAACCATGTGATTTAGCTTCCGCGATAGCGTTATCACCAGTCTGAGCACATTTCAGGTCGTAGAACATATCCACGCGAACGTCTTCTGCCAGCGAATTAATTTTTGCCAGCACGGATGCGTCGTAGCAGCCCATAGAAAGCAGTGCGGTATAATTAACTTCTGATGCTTCGAGAACCTCTAACGCTTTCAGATAATCATCAGTGTCAATTGAGGACAGATCGCCATCTGTACCGCCTTCAAACGCTACATCTTCGAAAGTCAGCAAGTGAGCGGAGTCTTCGGCACCATCAGCCAGTACAGCTCCAAGCCTGGTGGACTGACTTTCTAACAACGCAGGAATCCATGCTGGCTGGCCCATATCGTTCGTTGCATCCGGATCGAAAGAAACCTGGTAGCTTTCCAAAGTTTCTACAGAACCATCGGTCTGTGTCTCTTTCAGTTCCAGAGTGAACAGGTCATTTTCTTCATCCTCACGGATCAGTGATAACGTGCGGTTGGTCGAAGCATCACCGTCCTTAATGTAAAAAATAGCCAGTTCATCCCCGGAAATTTCAGGTGTTTCGCTTGCAGCGAAAGTTACCGGAGAAGTGGCACCAGAAACGGCACGAACGGTCAGTGTATCGCCGATGTTTACCGTTGCTTCGGTCGGAGCAATTTGCAGAGTTTTTGCAGACTTAGTGCTTTTCGACCTGGCCTGAACAGAAACGGCAATGCCCGGTACTTTCATGTCTTTTGCGCATACGCGAACCACATAACCGGTGCCGCCTTTTACTGCGCGTTCAACGTGGCGATATGGTTCAAATGCGGCCCCAGTGCGCGGGTGAAGAGGTGAACCTAACACGCTCTGATAGTTGGCTGCTGTAACCTGCAAAACCTTGCCTGGTGCCCCTCTGCGGGAAATAACCAACCCGGCAAAGACGGAAGCACCGCCAGATGTGTTGGACAGACTAGCATCGGCATTTACGTCCGCTACCGCAACGCCCGCCGCCTGACCAACAGAAAAACCAATTTTATTCATGCTGCTCTTTTCCTCTTTATCGAGCGGATTAGAGAAGCCTCCCCATTTGCATGGGGAGACTTTTATCAGGCTTCGCCGACCGTGAAGCTGTCACCTACCGTCACTTCTTTGGTTGACGGTTCAACGCTGACGGCGCTTACGCTCTTTGGGGCTTCATTAACCGTTACGGTGCATGTTGCCGTTTTATTGCCATCGGTGGTCTTGATAGTGAGCACAGCCTGACCTGCTTTAAGTGCGGTACAGGTTTTGCCATCTACGCTCACAATTTCCGGATGATCTGACTCGATAGTGAAAGATTTATCTGTCGCATCGGAAGGTGTAATAGTTACCTGAATATCAGCCATTTTTTCCTCCATATAGCCCCCTATTCAGGGGCTGGTCTTACTTCTTTTTGGGTGTTTTTCGTGTCTTTGAAGTGCTCGCGGCGATAGTTTCACCTTCGTTTACTTCAATTGCCGTTGGTGAAACTGACACGTTCGCCACTGCTACTTTTTTTCGTTGATTTGCCCGCTCAACATGTCAATCGCACCTTCTTTCGAACGTGTCAGGCGAAGGCGAGTGAAATAGTTCTCACCGTTGCGCGGATGCACATCGTTGATTGCTGTACCCCAAAGAGTGGTGCGGTTTACCAGGGCTGGATTTGTTTCGTGGACATACGGAATAGCAGGCACAGCATCACCAGCGACCAGGCCAGCTTTACCAATGCCTTCGCCACGACCATAGAAGTAGATGTCGTCCAGGCCAAAGTCGTAGCCATGTTCCTGGAATTGTTTGCAGATAGGCTTCGGCACTTCGTAGATACGAATGGAACCAAACAGGGTGCCGATGTATTGAATGTACGGCGACTGTACATAGCCCGGTGCCAACTGGAAGTGCTGCGGCGGTAAGGAACGCAGGAAGTTAGCAGCATCGCCACCAGCAAAGCCACCACGGATACCGGTGGTCAGGGTGCGGTCAGCCATATCCTGTGACAGCGCGTTCACAACATGGCGAATTAAACCAACCCACGACTCGTAGTTCTGCGCTTCTGGCAGTGCCACATCAAATTCACGACCGTAAACTGTGTGGAATACCAGAGTGCGTAGGCGCATCATATCGATTTCGTGGGAAATCCAGTTGCGCATTGCGGAAAATTGCAATGCTGCCAGTTCGAGTCCGTGTTCACGGCTCAGGTCAGATGCTGTCATAACCGTATGTTCGGATGCGATCACGTACTGCGACGGGCGCAGGGCGTAATTGCGCATGGACTGGTTAATGACTGGTATCAGGTTCGGATTGCGTTCAATGTTGATTTCAACCTGAACAGCGATTTCTGTACCCTCTGCTGGTGCTGTACCAAATGTGATATCGATAACGCCGGTATCGTATTTAACTTTTGCTGTAACAGAGAAAGAGTTGCCGTTGACGTCTTTGTCGTTGAAATACAGGTTGCCGTCACCATCATCTACTTTGGACGGTTTGCGGTTAATCAGCAGTTTGTTGTAGCCCTGGCGTAGCGGGCAGGCCTGGCCTTCGAAGTTCTGGATATCAAACTGGAAGGTGGTTTTGCTGCCATCGCCTTTTTCGGTCAGGATGTACAGGCGTTTCATCTGCGAATACACGCCAGCAGACTGCATGTTCAGTTCATCGCCCTGCTCGAATGTACCGAATTTTGTACCAGCAACGTTGGTCAGCTCGTAAATATTGGTTTCATCACGATCACAAGGGATAAACGTACATGCGTCGCTGGTGGCTGCACCGAGAGAAGCAGGCAGGATCAGTGCGGCATATTGTGCAACCTTCATTACACCATCGGAGGTGCGCATGTCCTTGGCTACTGATTCAAACATGGCTTTGCCAGCGCCTTCATGCGTCTCTTTAGCGGACTCCATCATCAGGCGCTCAAGTGCTACATGGGCGTTGGCTAATACATCGCTTGCCGGATAATGCCCATGCTGGCGTTTGTATTCATGAATAGACATGGCCCAGCTACCAATGATCTGGCGAGCTGCTTCTGGTCCAACGCCTTCAAACATTGGCTCTTTCTGGATAGCTTTTTCCAGGTTAGCCATCATCACTTCGTTGTCGGTAATCATGTTACCGGCAGCATCAGTGGTTGGATCGACGGTCATAGCCATGACGCTTGCCGCCCGATTCATAATCTCGCGCTCGCGCTTACGAGCTGGCTCAATGTTCTTGTTCACGGTTAAACCCTAAATTCGGGCGCGGCGTGAAGATTCTTTTGACGAGGTGACAATACTCACTTTGTTATTTAGTCAATAGCATTAGAAAAATAATTTTCGTTAACAATCTTGTGTTAGTATGGTTTAATCTTAATTTTCTAACATAAAGCATTAGAACAAATGGCGTACAAGATCTTCGTTTCATACAAAAATGGTGCTAAAAGCCATTCTCTGAATACAAGCAGCAGATGCCTTGTAGAAGCTCAACTGTCATCAATCCTTACTGAAAGAGACATTCTTTCCCTGGCTGAACGGATCGTGATTCTCCATTCAGGAAAGGCTATTCTTAATGTTCCCGCGCTTACCCCGCCTTCTGACGTTTTGGCATCTGTTAAGTGGCCTCAAATTGGCACGCCTGTAAGAGTGGAAGATCCTGTAACGACCACTCTTTATATGCCGAAGTCAGTAAGGGATTGGCTTGCTGCGGTTGGTAATGGGAAGGTCAGCGCGGGGCTTAGGAAGCTGGTTGAAATGGCTGATATTCCGGAGCTGAAAAATGCATGGAGACAGTGAGTAGAGGAAACATGAGTCACGCGAACCCATCGAAAACACAATATCGTTTAATGCTGGCTATCGCGTCAGCTATACCAACCAGCCTGAATCCACCCGCTGGCTATCCCGCTATTGTTGATGATTGTTTTCAGTATTACGGTGAAGACATCCTGAGTCAGTCTAAGGCACTCAAACAGTTATGCAAGGCAGGCATTCTTCACTGCATAGGCGATCCAGATGATTTTGTAGTCATGCTGGCAGATCGTGACTCTTTTCTGCTGTCCTGGAAAGCCGGGGCGCGCGAAGCGCGTTTGGGTAATGGTATTGGCTACATCGACTATAGCGATTGTCCGCTGGCATTTGCTGGTGGATATATGCATTGGCATGAGCGAAATAGAGGCCGTCAGCGCCAGTATCGCTTGAGTGACTTTAACGTCTGTCACGGTTTCGAAGAAGCTGACAGCCAGGACATCTGGCTTCAGGAGCCTTAACCCCCCTTCCCTTCCCAAATCTCCCTATTCCTTTGGTTATTCAGTGCGTTTCGTTGGTTGCATTCATCGATAGTGCTGAATAACTGTTCAGCGTATGCCGGATACTTGTTTAACAGCACAGGCGTGTCCTCTGGCACTATGCAAGGGGTATAATCAATCAGATTTCCCTGCGGTTTGCTGGTGGCTTCTACGGTAATTTGCATTGGCACGCTGATTGATTTCTTTTGCCCGTTCCCGCTGCATCCTGATAACGTCATCAGGCACACGCACATCATTAACCCCGGCATTGCGTAACGCAGTTTCAAGACGATTGATTTCATTCTGGCTTTCCTCCCGTTGTTTGATCAGGCTGGTATTCAGTTCTGCTGTTTTGCGCTGGTACTCCTTCTCCAGTGTTTTAATTCTTTCGTTTTCAGCCATCATGGCAGATCGCGATTTTTCACTTAACTGCAATGCGGTAGAAAGCGTGTTGTTCTCGCTTTCAAGTTGTGATTTTGAGTCTTCCAGGGAACGGATATACCTGATGTGATCGATAACTGCCGCCGTAGTACGGTAAATTCCATAAATGGCTAAAAGCGCAACTACTATCAAAATTATCTTTTTCAAAACCATCCTCTTCAGATTTTTTGTTGGTGTGATATGTGTACCAATTTGTAACCATTTATGGGCTTAAATGGTGTGTTTATGGTTCCTTTTTAGTGTTGCTTTGGAGCGCATCGATCACACCTTGTGGCATGATCAAACTGATTGCCGGACTCATTACTTCATCGCCCAGTAGAGAACCGGTTAACGTAATAGCTACAGCATTCTCCAGTCCCTGTTTGGCTTTTCCGGTAGAGTCCTTAACTTGCTGTACAAGTGTTGAGAGACTACTGCTCGTGTTGTTTATTGCATTTATTTGTTCTGTTGCTGCTTCCACAGCGTCTTTTAGTGCTTTGATCTCTTCTTCTGTTAGTGCTGGTTGCTGTGTTGTTCCGGTGGAACTTCCGTTGCCTGAAGCCTCCCCGCTTGACGCCTGAACTTTTGCATTTATAGCGGTCATGGCTGAAGTGATTGGCACCAGTTCAAATGCTGCCAACGCGTCAATAAGCGATTGCGGATGCAGGGTATCTCCCATAACTGTTACGAGAGCAAATTCTGGCGCAGGAGATAACTCATTACCTTTGACGTAACATTCCCAGCCAATTTTCATCTGAAGTAATTCAGTTGGCGAAGTATACGGAGACAGCGAGTCGGCTAAATTGGTTGCTTCTGCACTGACAGTTTTCAGTTGTTCTGAAAAGACAGAAAGCTGATTGACCCATGAAACCACCGACGCCGGGTATGCTTTATCCTTCAGGATAAGAGCCTGGATATTCTCTTCCAGAGAACTGGCATTGGATGACGCTGTTTTACTTAGCGTGATAGATGCAGGCGTAGTTGTGCCTGATGCATTTAGAATTTTGAATGCATTAACTTCAGCGATTGAATCAAGCATTATGACACCTGAAAAATTGCCTCACCATTGGCGATGACTGAGCCACAAGAAAGGGGATCTCCCACACAAACAACTCCTTTCCCGCCTATTGCAAACCATGAGCGTGTCGATACGGCTGATCCGGGGTGCGCGCTATTTCCGTCTGTATGGCTGGGGAACGCTCCCCCATCTACAACCACTGGCTTTCCATTTACGGTAAACCAGGAAACTGTTTCTGCTACAGGTCGCGGAGGGAATCCTCCATGACCAGAACAAACTGTGTCACTGGTCGCTATTGCACTCATCTAACACCTCCTTTTTCTTAAATCTTCTCCACTTTGTGATTTTCACTCTTCAGATTTCTTACTTCTCATATTTGTCTCTGATTTGTCTCAAACTGGTATCGTGGGCACATCATGTATCATCTAAGTCTCTTTTGTGTCTCTCTTGCGTCTCTAGTTTGATGCTTTTTACGCTATCTAACTTCTGGTCTTATTTTGTTTTCTCATATAAAATTCAATTCTTTCTCAAATGTGTCTCAGAAGTGGAGCAATATGATGCGCATTTTTATCGACGATGGTTCTACCAATATCAAAATGCTGTGGGAACAAGACGGGGAAACTCGAACCCATATCTGTCCGAACAGTTTTAAACGTGGATGGTCCGCCACATTTGGCGCAGGAAAGCCGTTTAACTACATCATTGATGACGAAAAATATTCATATGACTTGATCTCGCCGGATGTGCTGCCGACGAATAACGTTGAATGGCAATACAGCCCGCTTAATGTGCTTGCTGTTCATCATGCCCTGCTTACAAGTGGCATTGAGCCTCAAGAAGTGGAAATAGTTGTCACGTTGCCACTGGCAGAGTTTTATGACGACGACGCACAATACAACATGAAAAATATTGAGCGGAAAAAGGCCAGCCTGATGCGACCAGTCACCCTTAACAAAGGTCAGGTTTTTACTATCAAAAAAGTGACTGTGCGCCCGGAGTCAATACCCGCAGGGATCGGTCTGTGCGACAGCCTTGTGCCAGCGCATTCTGTGCTTATTGTTGATCTTGGTGGGACTACTCTGGATGTGTCGATGGTCGCCGGGCAAATGACCGCCGTTTCTCGCGTATTTGGCGATTCTAATCTCGGCGTTTCGCTGGTAACTAAAGAGGTCAGACAGGCACTTGCAAAAGCGAATACCGAAACCTCTAATTATAATGTCGATCAATTAATCATTAATCGTGATGATGAGGATTATTTGACCGACAATATTAACGATCCGTCTGCTATTGATGATGTTAAGAAAGCCATTTCGTCAAGCATAGAACGACTCCGTACACGCGTACTGGATGTGATCAGTGATTTCAAAGGATACACGCATGTTATGGTCATTGGTGGCGGCGCGCCGCTTGTTGCTGATGCTATCCGTGAGCAGGTAAACATTCGTGACGATAGGTTTTTCGTTGCTGATGATCCACAACTTGCTCTTGTCTATGGTCTAAAATCTATCGGTTGATGAGGTTGCCATGTCTCAGGAACGTCGAAAAGTATTGTTTTATCTTCGTCCTGGTCTTAACGCCAGTGAGCAATATGCTGATGCAAAACTTGAGGGCCATCCATTAAGAGATCGCAATGATATGGCGCGCACAGCGATGCTTGCAGGTATCGCTCTTGGCGAGGTTGATAGCAGATTACCTCCCATGTTGGCATCGCTTTTATCCGGTGATAATAGCCCTGAAGTGATCAGAAAAATGCTGGTTTCATTTCTTGAAATTTCGCCTGAAGTTCGGGAAAACCCTGAAGGAAACCCCTCTGCCTCAGCGGATGTTAAAAAACCTGGCGTTTCGAAAAGCCGCTCTGCACAGAATTTGGCAAACTCACTCCCTGATTAACAAATCTACATCTTCAAAGGCTGCAATTTGCAGCCTTTTTTATACTGTTATGGTTCTAATTTGGTGCTGTTTTAGTACCAAAACGGTGTTGTTGTGGTGCTGTTTTGTGTCTGGTTCCACTTTGAGGCTGATTTCGTGTTAAACAGGATGCAACAGAGGGCAAATTTCGAGTGTTTAGTGTTATACTTTTGCAAAGCATAGTGACTCCACTATAGAGCCAAAACCGCATCAATAAGGCTTCTGTTTGGAGCCATTTTGATACCAAAATAACACCGAGGGACGGATATGATTATATTGGTAGCCAGCCAAAAAGGTGGCTGTGGCAAATCAACCACCAGCGTAAACATTTGTGCGGAGCTTGCCCGCGCAAATAAGGACGTAGTTCTACTTGATGCAGATAAGCAAGGAACATCTGCCCGTTGGGCATCGGACCGTAATGCGGCAGAGGTTTCTCCAGTAATTCATTGCGTCCAGAAGTTTGGGAATATTCGTGAAACACTTCTTGATCTGGACAAGCGTTATGAATTTGTGGTTGTTGATACCGCTGGTCGTGATAGCAAAGAGATGCGCACCGGTATTACTGCGGCGGATGTTTTGCTTGTTCCATTCAGGCCATCTCAGCCAGATTTAGACACGCTGGCGCATTTTGTTGAAGTCTTTGAAGAGGCTTTGGATCTGATGCCTAATCCTAGCATTAAGGCGTGCGCAGTTTTAACAATGGCCCCATCCAATCCGGTTGTGAATGAAGCCAATGAGGCCAAAGAGTACCTGGCTGAATATCCGCAACTGAAGTTGCTGAAAACCATCATTCGCGATCGCAAGGTTTACCGCGATTGTATGGCTGAAGGGAAGGGCGTTGTTGAGATGGACAACGGGAAAGCTAAAGGTGAAATCCAGATGTTGGTTAAGGAGTTATTAAGTGATTAAGCCTCGTAAATCGGTAAAAGCCCCCGAAGTAAAAGACCTCGATCTTGAACGCCGAATTGAGGCTTTTGCCAGCAAAGCTGATTTGGTGCCGGGTGAGCAACCAGAAGACAACAAAGTGCTCGATAAGGACGCCCCACGTGATTTTAAATCCATTCGTGTTGGCTTCAATGAATACGAGTACCAGGTACTTGATGCGTTAAGCAAAAAGCATAATCGCAGCAAATTGAATATGATCCGCCATGCTATCCTCATGCTTGCAGAGTCTGAGGATACAAAATGACGCCGGAATGACACCGTTTTGGTTCCATGTGTTATTTTGAGGCTACTTTGATTCCTTTTTAGTACCAGAATGGTGTTGTTAGTGTACCGTAACGGTGCTTGTTTGATGTTATAAAAGCCCCATATGGGGCTTTTCTTAATTAAGTGTGGCTATAATGTCGTTAGCTATCATTCGCGTTGATGCTTTACAGGATACAGAGCGACGGGATGGCATAGGATACACCTTGAAGCCATTGCCAACGTAAAGTTCGCGAATGTTAGGCGCACCACTGTTTGTTATCACAATTTTCGCTCCGCGTCTGTGGGCATCCACCAGCAGTGACACCAGCCGTTGTTGATCTTCAAACCTAAAGCTATGCCCTGAGTAATTTGTAAATCCGGTAGTGTCGGGCAATGGTTCATAGGGGGGATCGCAGAAAATCACATCATCATTCCCGGCAGCCTCAATTACACCAGCAAAATCGCCGGACACAAATTCCGAATACTTTGAAATATCGTCAGCCAGGAACGCCTCCATTTCCGCGAGAGGGAAGTGGGGTGATTTCTGCTTTCCATATCCGACGTTGAACTCTCCTTTACGGTTATAGCGAGTGACGCCATTAAAACAATGACGATTGAGATACAGGAACGCCGCTGCATGGTGAAGGGAATCATAAGCACCATTGTTGAATGCATTGCGAACATTCAAAAATGCATCAGCAGAGTTGTAATCCTGAAAAAAACGATATGCCAGTGTGATAAGAGAATGCCCTTCACGCTGCAATGTCTGATAGAAGTTAATCAGGTCATTATTGATATCGTTCAGCAGGTTGCTTTTAAATCCGGCATTAGTGAAAACAGCGCCACCTCCAACGAAAGGTTCTATCAACCGTTTTCCGTGGGGCAGGTGTTCGAAGATAATGGGCAGTGCAGAAAATTTGCCGCCGACCCACTTAAAGACTGGGCGATCAAATTCGTCCTCCGAGCGAATACGTCGCATATGGCTGATAGTGGCTTCCGCCGCAGGACGATGATTGTCGCTATAAGAAATAAATTTAGCACCAATATCAGCCACGGATTCCCTCCTTATTTGCTTCAAATACAGCTCTTGCAAAACCGTAAGGTGTCGCGCTACGAAAATTCGCTCTTTCAGGCCCTGGCGGTGCCTTGTGTATTCGGTTATCTGGATCACCTAACGACTTGTCGATTCGCGGAGTTGGCATGATGAATCCTTGTCCGCTCCACAGGCATGTTTTTTTGGTGTAATTGTCTTCCTTGCAATATGCAGTGAAGTGATAAGGATGGAATATGTGATCAGGTTTACGCCAGAATGTCGATATTTGGCTGACCGGGTTTTCAATCATGTACGGGCAACCAATCATCTTTGCAATGTCGTAACACTGCCAGACAACCTGCATTGCTTTGAACTGGAAAACCGGATCTTTTTTTGCTTTATCTGCGAACCAGCGTGCGCCAGATACAGCCAGGTCAGTACATGGAGGGAAACCGGCTAAAAATACAACTCTGTGCAAATTTTTCCGAAGGAAATTGTAGACCTCATCACTGTCAATAATTGCGCTGATACGTGTGAGTACAGCACCTGACTCCATCAATTGGCTGCCGGACTCCTGGTGTTGCGGATCGACAATGACTGCATCAATGCCGTGTTCCAGCCAGGGGGAAACCATATTCCCTGTATAATCACAAAGACTCACCGCCAGCGGTCGGTTATTAATGCTCTGCTTCACCGCCAATGGCCTCCACCAGCGAGCTAAACATCGCGGATAATTCGCTTGTGAACAGAATGAAGTCAGCATCAAATCGCTGGGCAACATCTTCACGGTCGATGTCATCGTTCTGGTCATAGAGATCATCGCAAAACGTCAGTGCTTTGATGCTCATATCATCGTTTAACCTGAAGGTCGCGCGGTCCTGCCAGTTGATTGCAACTGTTGTTGCAACTTTTCCGGCTTCAATATGAGTCATTATTTCCTCTGACTGTAGGTCTACTTTCTTGCAACGAACTGCGCTGCCGTCATCGAACAGAGATTTCAATATGGCTTCTTCACCTGCTTTAAAGCCTTGAGGAAATGTTGACTTGAACCATTCGGTCATAGTCATTTCGAGCGGTTCTATCGGCGTGAATGGAATCACCGGAAGGCTGCCAAGTGATTTACGTAAGAGCGCCAGCATTTCTTCTGCTTTTCTGGCGCTGGAAGCTTCCACGAAGACCAGATAGTTGTCGCGATCAATAAGGATTCGCGACAATGATTTGCGAGTGAATGCGCGAGGTAACAAAGAGTGGAGAACTTCATCCTTCAGGGTGTTTTTTTCCGACTTCTTCAGCTTACGAGATTGCTCATTTTCGAGCTTTTCCACTTTTTTCTGCACTTCCTCCTTAATGACATGAGAGGGCAGGAGCTTAATTTCTCGCTGTTGCTGGAGAAGTAGAAAACCGTGGTATTCATGGATCAGGTTGTCAGCCAGAACCGGCACCCATCCGACTTTTGCCATTTCTTGTGATGCGCATGGAGTGAATGTGAATTGGCTTAAGGCATCACTAACGGTGGTTGAGTCCAGTTTAATTTCGCGGGCAAGGCGATAGACGTATATGTTTTTAAAGGCGACTAATCTCATGTTTCGCAAAACTGTGTTAGAAAATGAAACTAAATTATCTAACACAGTTTTGCATTTTGCTATCCCTTCACAAAGGAGAAATTGCTCGCTGTTGCTTTTAGCGCGCCACCAGCTTTCAGGGCTATATCACCATCAGCGGCGACGGTTACATTGCTGCCTTTTACATTAACGTCTCCATCAGAGGATACATTGGTTTTGCTGCTTGATTTGACGTTAACCTCACCTCCAGCATTAAGCACTATATTCGCCGGGCCGATTATGTAAATCTGGCCGGATTCGTTCATCCCTATCCTTGATCCTGCGGCGGTGTTTGCTATTTCATAGCCACCGCCAGCCGTTCTTACCTCAAGGATATTGTTTCGGTGAATAACAAAATCTTCAGTCGCCGAAAACTGGGGGCGGGCAGGAGCACCATCAACTTCTTCTGGCGACCATCCACTTCCTTGTCCGGAGGCTTCCGGAGGCACATTTGGTACGCCTCCTGGGGCATCCTGCGCCGCGCCAACGATTAAAGGTCGGCGCGTGTCTATCCTGCCTTTAGCATCCAGATAAGGAAATTCGACCCAGACTAAATCGCCGCTGACTGTAGGTGTAAAGGCGTTACCGATAGGCATTTGATACTCTGCCCATGGGAGGTCTTCATCCGGTACACCGTTCCAGTCAGGCAGTATGCGGACCTGCGCTCGCATAAGTCCGGCAGGGTGTTTGGTCCCTACGATTTGCGCTCTGCGTTTCACTGGTTGGGTACTCCTAATATCATTCGTGTTGTATAGCCGATCCGGTCTTCAAAATGGGCTACGTTTTTCACCAGCAGCTTACGAGGCAACGATTCGTCCAGCTTATTTTCCTGGTCGTAACGATACACGAGGATCTCAATAACCATTCCCGGCGTGATGTCGGGATTACCCGCGACCTCAATATCCATTTTGGGTACGAGCGACAATTGCATATTGCGCAGAGTTTCCATATCCGGATCGGATATATAGCGTATTGGAAGTGAGCTATCGCCATATTCGACATAGCCTTCAGTCATTGAATAGCCGGTAAATCGATACTGAGTATTTGCCGTAACGGCATACTCTTGCTGTATAAGCCTCATTTTTGAAATCGTGTATTCCGCCCTGGGGTTGTTCCCTTCATAGGTGAATGATGGTTTGGCTTTCATAAGGTCAGCTAATGTATAAAAGTTAAACTGACCACGGCAGGCCCAGCATAAAGCGCCTTTGTCGCGGGCCATTTCAGATAGCATTTTGGAGGGTTTTTCCCCGGCGGAAAGATGGTACGTACAGCTTCGTTTCAATGCGCTGGAGGCGATTTTCAGTGTACCGGTATACGTCTTGAAGATGGTATCAGGCGTTTTATTTGTATGCAGGTTAGCCCGTAGAGCGGGGATCTTAAATATCCGAACGTCTTCACTGACTGCAATGACCGTAATGACATCACCAGCCAGCACCGCAGATGTTACGAAAAAAGTTGTTTTAAACGTACCTGAATTGCCTTGTGGATCACCCATCTCTGCAACCAGTGCTGCGCCGTATTTTGTTTTCCAGTCATCAATTATGGTGCCGGTAATGTCGTGAATTTCCAGTTTCAGCAATGGTGCACGCAGGTTTGCCTTTTCCACATATACGGCAGTGAATATCCACTCCCTGGGCACTTTGTTTCCGTTGATGGTAATGGACTGTAGAAAGTATTGCTGTAGCTCCTGGGACATGGCTTACCCCATTCTCAGAGAGGTTTCAGTAATAATTCGTTTCGCGTCCAGCTCCCAGGCGGTGATCACGTCTGCTATAACACTAATTGCCGTTTGTGCAGCATAAATACGCTCTTCCCCAATTGGGGCTGAAACATCAGTAAAACTGATGTCTTTAGCATCCTGAATCGCGCAGATTAGCGGGACGGGTACTCGTACCAGCGGGGTTGTTGCTTCAAACTGCGTTCCTGCCATCAAGCGAAGACGTGCTCCTAGCGAATTACACATCAGACTCATGGTCGCCTTATCCGTCGCCATTAACGTAACGTCATACGTCAGATTTGCCTGGGTGTATTCCAGGGCTACTAAAGGCATACCGCTGCCAGGTTCGCAGAAGTGATCACAGCTTTTGCGGTCTATCTGCTGGTCATTGTTGATATAGCTGATATCCATTGAGCGCGAGATATTAATCAGAGGGAGCGCATCGCGATTAATGTTCGGATTCTCTGGCTTTCTCCCTTGCCCGGCATTAGCACGGCGAACCGCTTTAAGGAACTCGACCGCGTTATCAAAACGGGCAACATAAACACGCTCCGCTGGTGGGCGACTCAGGAATGATGCAAAGCGCCTTTCTTCTTTTGCTGGTTCCACCAGCGTTACGTCAGAAAAAATGTCGCTGATTAGCGTAGCAAAAGCGTTATCCACTCTTTCCAGACCAGTTGTCTGGAATTTTCCGGTACGCGTTGTCTGCCACTCGCCAATGCGGGACAGGAGAGTTTTGTTGGGTGTCATTCGATCACTCCGTTTTGAGTGGTATCAAAGTTCCTGGCCGGGATGCAGTAATACAGGGAGCCGACGTGTTGTGTTCCGTAGCTGAAGATTCGATGCACGTACCACCAGCGGCGGGCGAGGCCATTCGCCATTTCTTCGTTCCATTCCAGGATTGAACCAACAGGTACGTTGTTTGCAGCAATACGCAGGATTAGCACTTCATCAGCAAGACCATCCTGTTCTCCATCGGCATCAATGGCATGAAACGAATCCCTTCCGTCCGGGTTATCCAGGACGTATACGATTTCCGGTTCCAGATAGGTAAGCTCACGCTGGTTGTTGTCCAGTTGCGTGAAAGACTCTTCACCTGTTTCATCGTTTACGACGCCATAGGTGCCATCAGCCGGGCGGTATAAAAGCGCCTCGAACGCGTCAGGGCTTGATTCAATAATGAGCATCCAATCGGCGCGGATCTGGTCGTTGAACGCTTTATGTCCGTTATATCGGGTTTTAAGCTGCTGGTTTGGTTCTCTGTTAGCGAGCGATGCCGGTAGGGGAGCGATGTCAGGTTCAATCACTTCCGTAACAGAGTCACCAGCATTATCAGGCCAATTATCATGGCTATTAGATTGGGTGGCGGCGTGCTCTTCCAGAATACTGAATGGCCCTGCACTGACATTCCCATTTTCCGTTGTGCTTCCTTCATTCGCTTCAACCGTCGTTGTCTCTTCTCTCTGCGTGCTGTCATGTTCTGTTCCCTTTCTCATCAGGCTTGCATCATCAGCAAGCCATTCATCAAAACGGCCCATAAGCGTCCTCAAAGGTCGATTTATCAGGTATCGAAAGGAAGATTTTCGGGAGATTGTGATTTTGGATGGAGGAGGGGAATTGTTGCAATATGCACTTGCGCACGGTGCAACGGTGCGCTATCATTATGACATTCATTAATAATCATGGAGGATAAGATGATCGATGAGCAAAAAGATTAACATAAAGAATTTCAGGGATGAGTGGCTTGATGATTTTTTTGAATTTTCAATACCACACAAAAAGATACCTTCTGATATTCAGATTACATTGTTGCGGAAGCTGGATATTATCAATGCTGCAACTACTTGGAAGGACTTGAGATCACCACCAGGTAATCGGTATGAGGAATTGTCAGGGAAGCTAAACGGCTATTCATCAATAAGGGTGAATAAGCAATACAGGTTAATTTTTAAGTGGGTTAACGGAAAGGCCGAGGACTTGTATCTCGACCCTCACAAATACTAAAACAAATACCCGGCGGATGGGCCGGGTACTGACCAGAGTCCACTTAATACGCACGCTAGTAAGGGCAAAAAATGAAACAGGCAACCAGAAAACCGACGACTGTAGGTGATATCCTGCTGTACGAATACCTGGAGCCGTTAGAGCTTAAGATCAACGAGTTAGCAGAAATACTTCATGTTCATCGTAACACCGTAAGTGCTCTTGTTAATAATAATCGTAAGCTAACGATGGATATGGCATATCGCCTGGCAAAAGCATTCGATACTTCTGTAGATTTTTGGATTAATCTTCAGACCGCAGTAGACCTGTGGGAAGTCGAAAATGATATGCGCGTTCAGGAAGAGTTAAGTCGTATCAATACTGCTGAAAAATTTATTTCTCAGCGGAACCTGAATAAAAAAGCAGCCTGATATAGTAAAACACATACAAAAAGCCCACTTAACAAGTGGGCTTTCCTTTGGAATTAATGAACATTAAACCTATCCGTACAGAACAAGATTATGAGGCCGCACTGCGTGAAGTCGAACCGATGTTCGATAACGAACCGGAAATGAATACCCCGGAAGGTGATTTCTTTGAGGTCATGTGTCTTCTCATTGAGGAGTACGAGAAAAAACATTATTCCAATTGAGCCACCATCACCTATTGAAGCCATTAAGTTCCGTATGGAACAGCAAGGGCTGACCGTGAAGGATCTGGAACCGGCTATTGGTAAATCAAATCGTGTTTACGAGGTGCTAAATGGGACACGAAATTTGACGTTACCTATGATTCGCCGTTTACATTCCCAGTTTGGCATTCCTCTTGAAAGCCTAGTTGGTGTTTAAGTTTGGCGGTCTGGATGACCGCTTTTACCAAAAGTAAAGTTAAGAAGGTTTGATTGTTTATATGAGCAAAGATTCATCATTAGAAAATAAAGATGAAAATATCACTGTCAAGAATACAATCGAAGAAGCCATTAGAGACAAGTTATTTAATAAGTTGTTTGCATATGTTGTGGTTTCTTTTTTTGTCGTTAACTGGCAGGATATTTTCATTTTATTTAAATCAAAGTACGATATATATACGACATTATCTATAGTATGGGTAGGTGATGAGTATAATATCCCCTTTTTGCCATCATTCATTTTGCCACCATTTGTAGCTCATTTTGTCATGCCATTTATATATGGCACTGTTGCGTCTGTTATTATACCTTATGTTACGTTGTTTATATCGAAAGCCACAGGTAGAAATTATGCAAGGATACGATATCTTGATTATGAATTTGATTTGAAAGAGAAAGCCAAAATAGAAGATTTAATGTTTGATCTGCGTAGCAAAGAAAGCGCCAGATTAGATTTGGATGCAGCAATAGAGGAGAGAATAAAATCATTAAGTGCAATCGACTCTAAGAACAAAGAGCTTCTGGACGACAGAGTTGCTTTGTTCGAAGGCATAAAAGCGATAGTGGATGTATATACAGAAAAAAATAAAAGAATCTCCTCGCCTGAAGATTTTGTTGATTTATTAAAGGCTGTGGAAAGAACTGATTTTTATAAGGATATTGGTTTGTCTGGCATAAATGATTTAATAGCTGATTTAAAGAATACTTACGAAGACATACTTAAACCCATGTCCGACTAACGCTTAAAAGGCGGATTTTCCGCCTTGCTTTGATGACTTTGATGTAAAACATTTTTTCAGCTATTTGAACACCATGATGGTGTTATTCGTGATTTGTCATTTCTTGATGCTCATCAGGCTGTGTTTGTTCAGCAACAAGAAGGAAAGCAACCGATAGAGTATCGCTTTTGGGTTACGTACTCTTTTCACTGCTTCACAAAAGACTATGCACACCAGACTGAGGAAGAGAAACTGGCGTTAATGTACCACGCCCCTAAAGAGTCTCGTCCATTTTGTGAGCGTCGCTATAATCTTGCCAAACTTCACTTAAAAGAGGCAATTCTGTCATTGTCGGAAGGTAAGGTGATCCATGCCGGATACGGAAGCTATGCCGTTATTGAGGTAAATATTGGGGAGGGTAACAAGGAGTATTATTTTGTTGCGTTTAAGGCTTTCAGGGAAAAGAAAAAGTTGCGGTTACACATCACTAGCGCCTACCCGGTATCAGAAAAACCAAATGGCAGGTCAGTGAAGTTTTTCGCAATCGCATACAATCTGTTAAGGAACAAACCGCTTCCTAAGCCACCAAAATAACAAAGCCCACCTTAAGGTGGGCTTCGCCAGAAATTATTTTCTGGTATTCAGAACGCCATTACCGGACTTTGCCTTGACCAAGTATCACAACAGGCTTGACCTGTTATGATAGCTGGTTGCGGGATGTCTGAATTTCTTCAGTCTGCTGCATCCTCGAAGGTTTGGTTCAACATGTACCATTCCTTCACCGTCATAATAGTGAACTATTCACGTCCTTACAAACACTTATACATTTTTTACGTTGTTCTTCACATACGCCATGAACATCTTTTCGGCTTGTGCTGGTGGTGTTCCTGCCATAACAAGCGCGTCAATGAACGCCTGCTTCTTCAGTGCGAACTGGTCAGCAAGACGTTGCTGAAGTTCCTTGTTTTTCTGCTTCTCCCGTTGCAAAGCAGCTTCTTTTGCCGCTGCCCGTTTTTTCTGTGCGTCGGATAACTTTCTGGCCCTCGTCAGTTGGTCGCGCAGCTTGTCGATCTTACCGTTGTCCTTTGCCAGTTTTGAGCTTAAAGCGGCCTGGCGTTTCTGATAGAGCTTCCATTCACGTTTAGCTGCCTCAACATTCGTTTTGCTGCTACGGTTTCGATTGAACGCCTTCTCGTCTTCTTTTGTGAAGTGTTTTGTCGTGCGGCGGCGATCGTCACCAAAGGCAACTTGCGTTGCAGCTTTTTGCAGGGCGCGAGCAATACTCATCTGCCAACTGGCAGACTGTAGTCGTGTCATTGAGTGGATCACATGTTTACAGGCGACGCCTTGCAGCTTAGGGTTGCGAACTTTTGGATAGGCGTATTCTTTTGGCGGGGCCAGGGCAAAGTTACCCGCAGTGGCGATGTAGCGATACCAGTATTGATGGCGACCGCAGTCACAATCGAAAGACACTCGCCCGGCACACAGTGATTTTGTGACTTTCAGGGCTGATTTATCGTCTTCTGCGATGTCATCGACCATCTGATCCCATTCTTCAAAACGTACCCGGACAATGTGGTGCTGGTGAACGGATATATCGGACGCTTCCACGCGGATATTAATCACATTGTGACGAAGAGATACGGGCGTAGCTCTTTTGATACCAGAACCGTCGTCTACGGCGTTATTTGCTCGCTTAATATCGATAGCCTGGCTGGACGCTACCAGTTGTGCGTATGTAATGCCAGCCGTCTTGCTGTCGTATTTTTCGCGTGCTTTGCTTCGCAGCTTTTCGAAGCCTTTCAGATCGTCACGCGTAAAGAACGTGCCGCCTTTCTTTTTCCCCAGCTTAAGAATGTCTTCGGCTGATTTATTCCTAAGCCTGCCCGGCGTGAGTGTCCTGTGCGCCTGGCGGCGTTTGCGGTTTTGCTCTTTCCTGATGAGTTCAAATACGCGTGTGAAATCCTTAGAGGACAGGCCGTCAGTGATATATCGCCCGTCCTGATTTTTCAGGAAGTCAGGCATTTTCTATCTCCGGTGCCGAGCCAGCGTAATCGCGAATCTTGTTTCTTAGCCATGCTGCGTCAGGAAGAGTTAACGTTGTCCCTACCGGCATTTCTTCCATTTCTGACTCATGGCCCACCAGCACGCGAAATACCCAGCGCAAATCAGCGTTGCCATAGGCGCGATAGGCCGCCAGGTCTGAGCGATAAACCTCATCAATTTTTATCGTGTACTGGAAATTATCGGAGTGATACTCCGATACCCGCTTGATCATCTCCTGATGGAATAGTGCGCGCAGCACATCGTCTTCAATGCATCGATCGTCGAGCCTGCTGTAACTCATAACAGTTCCTCACAGTCATAACCTGGGGGGAACTGTATGCAGGGTGTGAAATGCGAGAAAGCAGCGTCACCTTGCCTGGTGACGCTGTGAAATTATGCGTGTGAAAATAATGGACGGATGTTTGGGCGAGCGGTTTGCGAAGCAACCCAAAGCTCATACTGGGATTGCATACCGGTCCACATTTCGGCACTGGTTCCAAGAGCGGACTCCAGACGAAGTGCCATATCAGCGGAAATACCTGTTTTTTCGTTCAAAATTCGGGAAAGTGCCGTGCGAGTAATGCCTAATGCAGCAGCGGTGTCTGTGACTGATATGTCTCCCAAATATTCACGAAGAACCGCGCCTGGATGCGCGGGATTATGCATACGACTCATATGTGGAAAGCAACCCGTTTACCGGTTGGCAATTCAACGTCCAGACTCAACTTCCCACCCATAGCCTCAACGTAACGTTTAAGCGTTGCCACTTTCAAGTCATTGCCTCGTTGTTCAAGTTTTGTGATGGCTGGTTGACTAATTCCCATCGCATCGGCAACTGTTTTTTGTGATAACTGAAGCTCCTCTCTCAACATCTGCAATCCGACTTCCAGAATCATTTCATCAGCCTGCTCTTTGATACGAGCTTGGCTTTCAGGGGATTGCGCAGCAATAACTTCTCTTAGAGTTCTCATTATTTTTTCTCAAGTTCTGCAAGATGGTTGGAAAATTCGTCGTCTGCAATCCGTATCATTCTTTCGTAGAACTTTTTATCGTTACTTTTATCTCCGGCGCACAGGATTATGGCTTGCCTTACCGGATCAAATGCGAAGAATGCTCTGATAGGGCGACCAGCGTACTGAATCCGTAACTCCTTCATGTTTTTATGGCGTGAGCCTTTAACTGTGTCGGCATATGGCCTTGATAATGAAGGGCCATATGTTTCCAGATTGATCAGGTCAACCAGGATTTTTTCTTTTAATGCAGGTTCCTGTTCCTGGAACCATTCATCAAAAATTTTTCCAAAATAAATTTGCCACATAGTTATTCAAAATCCTTTTTAATAAACTACATGTTATAAACTACAGGTTATAGCATATAACCTGTAGTTTATATTTTCAAGACCGTTTTTTATTCGATTTAGCATTTAAAGTATCACGGTATCCTCATCAACTTCTGTCCCTGCCAGTGACTTTGGCTGGGAGGCGGCTGCTTTAACCTTCTCATGCCCAATAATGGACAGGAACGAGGCCATTATCCCTGCTTTGTTTTCTTTCTCTACCGATCCAGTCATTTGCTTCAGGTAATCCGCGCTGGCAACATTGTGGTATACCGTTGCATAGCAGCACAGAATCATCAGGATGTGCTCTGGTCGGATATCTTGCCAGTTAACTCGATAAACCTCTTCACCGTTGCCGTTGTATTCGGTATCGACGATAGAGTCGGGGATCTCGAATGCCCCTTTGTTCTTGTCAGGCAGGGATAGCAGCCTTTGTAGTTTCAGCTCTCGGTATCTCTCCATGCCGACAATGATCGCCGCTCTGCCGTCGGCGTGCCGTGTTTTTAATGTTACCTGGCTGGCACCTGTACCGGCTGAAATGGTTGGCGTGATTTCGTCAACCAGCACCTTAAATTCACTTTTACGCAGCTCGGCAATTGCTGGTGGAATTTTTCGTTTTTGTTCAATAGCAGATGCTGGGAGGGGCTTTACTTTGTCAATTACAAGCGCACCGTCTTTCAGGACTGCCGTAGCCATCAGCGGCTTGTTAGTCGAAAGGCTGAATATTGCGATCTTTTGCATGGCTTTTACTCCACGATAGCAGGCACAAAAAAAGGCCGCACATGGCGGCCTGCTTTGGCGTTATGACTCCCTACCGCGCATCGGCTGAAAGTTAGTCGTCAAAAGAACCTTCAACGGGAGCCGTTTGCGCAATGGATTTTGTCCAGATTGTGATTTCCAGAATAGTGTCAACAATTTTTTTGAATTTTTTATTCGCGCTGAATTTGGCCTAAGTCATTTTGGCGTAGATGTTTGCTTTTGTAACATAAAACTTCAGTTTGTTTACATGAAGGATGGTTTTGTGAAGTTAAGGGTTTTGGGAGCAGTGCTCGCGGTTATATTGGGGGGAGTTTCTCTTAATGCTGCCTATGCAGGCGCGTTACCTGCAAAGTATGAGGCTGGGCTGAAGGTGTTGCGAAACGCCAAAACAAACTATACGCCTGATGAAGTTTCAAACTATTGCCAGAAAGAAAATATCCCGCTGAAACCTGTAGAGCCATTCTTTAAAAGCAACATTGAGTTCTGTGTATTTGCATATGCAGCAGATGAAACAGGCAAAGCCATACAAAAGACAGGGTATTCCACCAAAGACACAATGTCGGTGTTAAGTAACGGCGTGTTGCAGTTTGAGCTTTATCGTCAGCAAGGAATGGGAGATCTATTGCAGCCTTTGTATATGCTGGCTTGGGTGCCTGAAGGGCAGCAGTTTCTTATCCGGAAAGGGATGCTTCGGCAAAGTGATGTGGCAGGATTCAATAACATGATGGAACTTGAACGAGCCGCGAAGCAAAAACAAGCACCTAAGCAACCTACAGCGGAATGCATTCGTAGTGAGATCCAAAAGATATTAAGTGAGCAGCCTTACATTGATCGTGGGGTAGCCGAAGTCGCTGCAAAAATGAAATGTACTAATTAAAGTCAAATAGAATAACAAAATGGTAACATCTGGAGTTTGTGAAATGTTTTTAAAGAAATGCGGAAACATATTTTGTTCAACAGCGTTTACTGCTGTTATTGCTCTTTCGGTTCCCAGCATATCTTTTGCTGAAGATTTTAGCAAAATTGACTGTAACGCCACAAAAACAAGGCAGATGTTGATCGATGATTATAACGAACTTTTAAAAGATGAACCGGAAAAAGTAACAGTAATTGATGCTTACGATCAGGTTAATGAAATAAGCGAAAAAAATAAACTCCAATGCTTGGGAACGTATGAGTTCTCTGATGGAAGCACGCTTAGAGTTAGGTATAATTTATACCTAAACAGCCTAGGTACACCTATATATAAATTTGTCCCAGTTGAGGATTTAACGCAATATGACGTAAGCGCATCTATTCATAATGCTCCTGCAACCATTACGAGTGCGCCTGAAAATAATGGAAAAACATACGCCTGTAAGGTCGCTGTAACCTACAATGGAAAACGCTCTAACTACATGGGGGATTCTGGTACATGGGATCGTGTGATTACTGATTATGGATCTTACTTCTCATGGGATTTGCCACGCGGAAACAGAGGTAACAGCACTGGGCAGGATGCTTTTAGTGGTATAGACGAATCAAAGCCTGTATTAGAAAATCAGTTGGTGAGAAAGGAAGTCGAAAAAGATGGTAGTGTGGTTGATGAGTTCAGGACTGAAGTAAGCTATGGTGAGAGACAATCAGCACATAAGTTTGTATATGCCCGTAGAATAAAACCTACAGGGACGAGAGAATATTATGTCACAGATCTGACTGATAAACGGGCATTTATGTTTCTGAATTGTCAGCAAGATTCGTAGTTGATATAGCAGGCTTAAAGATTAAGCCTGCTATTTGTTTTACTCGGTAATTGTTTTACAGTTGTTTTTATTTAAGGCCAACCCAAGTTTACTTGAGGCCAACTCATTTTCGGTGTGAGTGCCAGCAAACACAAAGCCTTGTTTTATCTTGTTTATGGTGAAATATTTGTTGTACATGAAAGCCCAAATAAAAGAGGCGATCCAGGGGCCAATTCCGGCAGTGAGGAATGCCAGTATCAGCATCACCACGAACACCCCAATGAAGGTTATAAAGTCTTTCCTGAACAAAGCAGGAAAAGCACCAAACAAGAATGTAGTCCAAGAAAAACCATAAAAACCGGTTATTGACTCGCCAGTTTGAGGATTTTCAAGTTTAATTTTAGTAGCCAAAACTATTCATCCTTTAACATAAAAAACAAATACTTATAAAGCTGTGTGAGTCCGCAATACTACTAATTTACACTTTGTAATGCAATGAGTTGATGTATGTCTTGTGACGCTGTTATTCATATCTGTAGGAGTTAAGATTTTTCGGTAATGGTGATTTCATCTCCTAGCCGATAACGGCGGGGAACGGAATTCTCCATCAGGTCGCGAATTGCTCCCGCCTCACGCAGTTCCTCTGTCTCCCAGTATCTGTTTGTCACCAGGTCAAGGCTGGCAATGACTTTATGCCGGTCATTCGGCATGGCTTCTTTTTCAGCCATTATCATCAGTGAGAACTCTTCATCCAGTAGAATTTGATACCAGACTTTTGACAGTTCCAACTCTCTAATGAGGGTGAAGCGCCGCTCAATTGTGGCGGAAGAATAAGTGAAATCAATTTTTTTCGTGGCATACATTTTGCTGTGTCCGGTCACTTAGTAGTTAAAGCCCCGGCATGACCGGGGCAAATCTATTAACTAACAATCCAGTCGGTCGCTGCTACATCTTCTGGCTGTAAATCAATCGCATAGATCTTGCCGTCGCGAATGGTGCGCCAGTTTTTCCGTGAGCCTCTTTCGGGCCATACCCAGACACTTTCAGGCCAGGATGCTCGACGGCATACGGTTGCATACCCTGTTTTAATCTTCTCTCTGGCGGTATGCAACGACAGGTTTGCCTTTGGACTTTCAGGCACAGGATGGTGAATGGCCTGAAATAGCCCCATCTTGGGATGATACCAGCGTTTGTTGCGTGGTTCTGCCTCCGACATAACCTGCTTAAAGGCTTTCCGGAAGGGGGCCAGGGCCACAATGGAGCGCCGCGCAAGCAAACCGTCGGGAGTTAAAAACTCATGCGTATCAGTGGGTATCCGGTAAGCGTTGACCAGGTTACGGCATTTGGCTTCAGTCAGGCCACATTTCGCCGCCAACTGGCGGTAGCCAATGTAGCCTTCCGGAATATTACCTTTCTTGATCTGCTCGACGGTTTCAGCGACTTTGGACACTTGTGCCGATACTTCGGCTACCTGGGCATTAACGGCGTTGATCCGGCGTTCATGCTCAAGATGCATTTGCGCCATTTCAGCCAGAATTTCGGCTTTTGATTTTAACTGTACCCGGGCATTCTCCAGTTCGCGCCAGCGGTCCACCAGCCGGGCGGTGAATTCGGGAGAGAGCTGCGCGACGACGACAATACTATCGCGCTTGCCTTGCTCGCCTTCGAAGACATAGACCGGATCTTTGACAACCTTCCCTAAGTTATTGATTCTTTCGACGAACTCATTTTGAGTTTCTCGGATGACACCGCTAGCCATCATATTGCGAATGGTACGTAAAACATTGCCGTGACGACTACCAACTAACTCTGCAATATCTAGGCTACTCATTGTCGCTTTTTGAGAGATGGACAGATTCATCAGTGCACCTCCACGCAGTTCATCGGCAGATTCCAGTAATTGAGGATCTCCATCGCATCAAGAGTGAAGCGAGCAGCAAAAATGCAGGGTTCTTCGGGAAGGTATGAGCGCGCTTCTGCTTCGGTTGCAGCCATGACGCAGATATACAGGTGTTTTTGGCAGGAATAGAAACGCCAGATAAATTCAGAATGAGTTGGGGTAGGGATAGTAGCCATATTGGCAGCCTCCTTTTGCTAATTTAAGGAGCTACCGCGTGAGGTCTCAATCTCAATGGCGGTAGCACTGGCTGGGTTGAGACTACCGGCGCAAAAGGGAACCGGCCTGCCTTTCGGCAGCCCAGCCAGCACTACCATTGATCTTGGAGCTATACGCTACGTATGGCTGTGCGATGGCATGACACAAAAAAAGACGCTTTCGGCGTCTGTGTCGCCTTTTGCATTATCCGGGGTCTCAATCCCGGCACCCGTTTTTCTAAGGTGCCGTAGAAATATACCTCACGATAATGCCAGGGCGCAACAGTCAGTATTTTATGCTTTGGCGGATTTCTTCCGGGCTTGCTTGCAGGCGTAGGCCATTGCTTTAGCTTTCACTTCATCCAGCTTTCCGGTGATCACTTCTTTTCCGAGAGTGACAAACCAGTCATAGCAACCGCCAGTGATGTTCTGGATTTGAAAGTTGAGGTAGCGAACGGTCATTTTGACACCCCCAGCGCGAGTAAAGAATGCAGATTATCGCGTGAGTGGCGGACAACGAGTGATGGGAAAGGACAGTAGCTGTTCATAGTGTAGTGACTCCTTGCTTTCGGAGCCGCCATCGACTGTTCCACGGTCTGGTGGCGGCGCAATAAAGGTTGGAACACCGTGAGTCAACGGGGGCTTTTCAGCCACCTATATTGCACCGCCATTGGTATGGCGGCGGCAATCATACGAAAAACCAAACGGTTTGTCTCAAAAAGTTGACCGGTGTACCAATCGGTTGTGAATGTACAACGGCGAATCTCACAATTCAACTTAAAATGTTAGAAAATTAATTCATTAATTCAGTCACCATCTGATACAACGTCATTTCATCAGCATTGTGCCGCCTGAAATCTGCTTTGCCGCCTATTTTTCCATCAGCATGAACAGGAACCAACCAGGGGTATTGCTCGCGGATCTCTGCTGGCGCTGCGTGTTGATGGTGCCATTTACACAAAGGGAGGACGTATTTATGCGCGTTCTCTGCTGTTCTCCCAAAGATGTGGTGCAGGGATACCACAGGGCTATGCTGTCCGTGCATATGGCAGGCAATGCAGGGGAGAGCACCGATGGCAGTTTGTATCCGGCGCTCATCTGCTGTGAGTGTTCTGCCTTTCAGGCCGCGTGACGCGCGCGTTTTTTTGACAGGAGCAGAAGCGGCCTTCTCTTTTCTTCGCTGTTCATATTGCTTCGCTTTTTCAATTTTCTTTTGCCGATATTCAGGCGATGCGGCTTTTTCTCGCGCACGCTGCTGCTGGCGTTGAGCTTGCTGAAGACGCTTTGCCCTTTGTTCCTCCCGCCATTTCGGATCAGCCAGTTTTTGCAGGGCTTTTTGTGTCTGTTTCTCCCAATAGCTTTGCTTCATAGAAATACCCGGTTTGTCTACATAGCCGCTATGGTTGATCAAACGTGTTAGAAAATCAAAATTGATTTTCTAACACAAAATGAAGATACTTTTTTTCAGACGCTATATCAGGAGGTCATGATGCTTGTCGCAATAAGTGCAATCCACCAGCAATCCGGTACAGAAATTGGGTTGCTATATGCCCTGTTTTTCACTGTCCTGGCGTTGTTTGAGCTGGGCATTGAACTCTTTGCTCTCATCAACTTTTGCGTAACGTTCCTGGGGAAACTTTGATGTCAAAACGCATTATGAAAATTTACATCGCGGGTCCGATGACTGGTTATCCCGACTACAACCGCACAGCGTTTTTTTCGAAAGCAAAAGAGCTGATGGAGGTAGGGCATATTGTTCTGAATCCGGCGCTGTTACCTGCTGGCCTCTGCCAGAGCGAATACATGGATATTTGCCTTGCAATGGTGCGTTCGGCTAATGCGGTCTATTTGCTCAAGGGGTGGGAGGAATCAGTTGGCGCTCGTGCAGAGCACGAGCTGGCTCAAAAGCTGGGGCTGAATGTAATTTATGAGTCACCAACCAACATTGAATGCCAGGTTGCTCCGCATATTTACCGGGAACTGGTCAATGCACTGCGTGATATCGCTGCTGTATATCACGGCACAGAACAGCTTCGTGAGCGTTTAGCCCATACCATTTCCTATTACCTGTCTGCATCTCATGAGCACAAGCTCCGTCAGAAGGTAATGATCAAATTTATCATGAGGTTATCGAAATCCCTGGCAAACGCCGATCCAAAGAATCCATTACCGAAAGTGGCAATGAATTACCTGAAGTCCTGCAACATTGTTTCTGAAGATGGCGTTCTTTTGGTTAGAAGGAGTTCTGCGTGAGCTGGCGGGGATGGGGAAGGGCAGAAATCATGATACTCCGCCAGTGCGCCGGGACTATGACAGTCGAGGGTATTGGGAGACTGATCGGGCGTACCGGTGGTGCTGTCAGGACTAAAGCGCGGCAATTGCGGATCAGCATGATTCTGAAAGGTGACTTTCACCAGTCAGCCAAATACCGGCAGAGCGATATAGAGCTGGCGCGGCAGCTTCATCAGTGTGGCGTTCCCCGCCGTGAGATCGCAGAAAAACTCGAAATGCCCCTGGGAATGATTAATCAGTACGTTTATTTCGAAAGGAGAGTGCATGAAGTCTGAAGGTTTAACGCCCGCACAACTGGCAGAGCGTAACGCTGAGTATGTAACGGAAATTTCCCGACTTGAGAAAGAGCGCGCGGCGCTGGCGGCGGAGAATGCAAGACTGAAGGCCGGGGCTATGTATTTCTCATATGGCTCTGAATTTAGTTTCGAGTGTCACAAAACTGCTGAGGAGGCTATCGCTGCTGCTGAGGCTGCAATTGACGACTATAGAGGCGATGCTTGCGATGGATGGAGCGAAGAGGTCGAAAGCATTTGCTGGGGGGTAATTATTCAGCAGGCAACCAAGGTCGGTGAACGCAAGAAGAGGAAATGCGACAGAGTATCACCATGGATTGAAAGAGTTTGTGATTATGAGCTTCGACCTAATGTCGAAACCCCAGCCACCGACGCTTTCCTGGCTGAAGTCCGGGCGCAGGGATTGGAGATGTTTGCACAGAAATGTAACTCAAAATCCGAACAGTCGCTTGCATCTGATATACGCGATAACTGGAAACTACTCGGTGAACATGCAACTGACTTTGCCGATGAGCTTCGAAGAGGAATCAGCAAGTGAATATCGACACGACAATAACGATCGATACGCTCCTAAATACCGGTCTGGCACTTCTCGGTTGGCTTTACATCATGTCCCGTACATGGCGATGGCTGGGTTCCATTTTCCTGAAACAGTGGAAAAAACGGCGCAAACAGGAACTACGCCAGAAGGCATTAGAAGCGTTCTATGACGCATTTGAGCTTAGCCGCATTGAACCAGGTACAACAGCCAGGATAGCGACAAAAGGCGACCTGATGATAGTGATGTTCAGACAGGAGAAAACAAAATGACAGAACAGACGATGACAAATCGCGAACTTGTTGATGCCGCGATTGAACTTGCTGGCGATTTTTATTCCATGTTGGGTTACGAGCATCGACCTGGTTTTAAGTATTGGGAGTCACCGCATCCGCAAGAACAACAGGTGTTTGAAATGGCCTGCCGTGCTTTTGAGGTTATTCGCGGTTCTGATGTGATGGAGGCCGTTGCCGACTTGGAGGATGAAGAGTGAGCATCATTAAAGAAATGCCGGTAGAACGTGATGAATATGGCTGCTGGACACATCCGGAGTATGAAAAGTTTTGCGCAGGTCGTGAATATATATCCACTGAGGAATTTGACGCCTGGATGAAGGAAAATAATCTTCAGTGGACTATTCGCAGTATGGATGAAGATCATTTTAATCTGGACGCAGATGGTCCCGATATTGCCGCCTGGGAACCAGAGCGACCAGAGGGCGAAGGATGGTTTGTTGGCTCTATTCATGACACTGAAGATGGCCCGGTTTGTATCTGGCTGCGGGAGAAGGTTGCCGCATGACCCAGGCGCTGCATGAAGTGAATTTATATAGCCGTATTGATGGTTCAGGCTACAGAAACATATGGGTTGTTGGTGATCTGCATGGTTGCTACACCAGATTGATGTCTGAACTTCATCGTGTGGACTTTGACCCGACACAGGATTTACTGATATCGGTTGGCGACCTTATCGATCGCGGCACCGAAAATGTTGAATGCCTGGAGCTATTGCAGATGCCCTGGTTTCGGTCGGTTATGGGAAACCACGAGCGATTAATGATCGATGCGTTAAGCCCCGCAGGCAACGTGAATAACTGGCTAATGAATGGCGGCCAATGGTTCTTCATGCTGGACGCTGATCGGGAAATATTAGCCAGGGCGCTGGTGGAACTGGTAAGACGTTTACCCTATATCATTGAGTTGAACACCGGGCATGAAACTATCGTTATAGCCCATGCCGACTATCCTGATAACGAATACCAGTTTGGTAAACCTGTTAGCGATCTCAATGTTACCTGGCGGCGTGAGCGATTTTATGACGCGGTTGATGGTGTTGGTGGAATGATCACTGGTGCAGATAGCTTTATTTTCGGGCATACGCCAGTAAACAGCCCGAAATCTTTCTGGAACCAGCACTACATAGACACTGGCGCGGTTTTTTGCGGAAATCTGACGCTAAAGCAGGTGAAGGGAGGACAGCCGTAATCCTGAACACATCGTTTATGCACTCAAAACCGTGTTAGAATATTGATTTTAATTTTCTAACATATTATTTTACCGCTCGGAACAAAACAGAGTCGGTATACATTATGAGTGCAATAATCACACCTCATTTCGTAAACGGAGCTGGTGTGGCTGTCTTTCCGGTAGACAAGCCCACCAGCAACTACATTGGCGCAGGTCGCCGTTTCATTATCTCTCCACTTCCGCGCGAACAGGCTGAAAACACGCCAGATGGCGTAGTGGATCTGAACTATTCGCTGGTTGCCAACCAGTCTCTGAAAGCATTTTTTCAAAGCGAGCGCGTATTTAACGCATTAGGCGGTGAAGATTCGCTTGTTCATTGGGTAAGTTCCAATATCCACGATTGCCAGGCGCACGATAAGCGCGATTGCAGCCACCAGCTAACCACTCATTTCTATAACGGCTCTGCCGTTCGCCTGTGCTGGAAGCATGATGCGGAATACATGATGAAGGGGTACGGCAAGCTGGATGACCAGTTATCCCTGAATCGTGCCAACTGGGTTATGAACTGGGCTGCGAGCGAGTTAAAACTACCGCCAGAACGCGATCTGAGCATGGTTGAACTCACTTTTTGGGCCATTCGCCGGAATCTGAAAGACGAGCTGCCAGATGAAGCCGGTCGCATTGCATTTTGTCAGCCAAAACAGGAAATCCCTACCGGCACACTGAAAGAATCGGATATCACCTGGGAGCACAGCACCCGTGAGCTGGTGGACATAACCGCAGAGCAGATCGTCAACCTGTCTGTAGATGAGGATTCCGGCCTGCTGTATATGCGCCGACCAAAAGCGGTTCTCGGTAAAAGCCCGGCTTATCTCCGGTTTGTGATTTCTCGTCCGTGCATCGGATGCGGAGGCAAAGTTAATCACCCGTTCATGTACCGCGCCCGCTCGTTAAACGAACACGATCGCTGGGCCGTTCCTCTTTGCGATGAATGCGCCAGAAGCGCAGAAAACGATGTCCGGGCATGGGAAAAAACACATGGCATACGCCTTTACGTAGCCGCCAACCAGCTTTTCGACTTCGCCATCGAGCGCGGAGTGATCACGTTCAATAACTGATGGAGTGGATCAAAAAATGAAAGAACGCGGGATGATTTTTAACGATGAGATGGTCCGGGCAATTCTTGGCGGGAATAAAACACAGACTCGCAGGATTGTTGAAGAAAAATTCTATGGACGAGCAGTTGCCGCAGAGTTGCTTGCTAAGCATTGTCCATATGGTCAACCGGGCGATCGTATTTGGGTTCGCGAAACCTACCGGGTACATGGCAAAGCGACGGACGTCGCAACGCTGGTTTATCGCGCAAGCGTGCGTAACTCCTGGACAGAACAAACGCACCGGGTTCCGGTCGAGGTTTGTAATAAACCAGTATCAGAAAAGTGGACGCCATCAATTCACATGCCGCGCTGGGCATCGCGCATTCTTCTGGAAATTACCGACGTGCGTGTGGAACGGCTGCATGACATGAGCGAGGCGGATGCTAAAGCAGAAGGCGCAGCTCCGGCGACGTACAAGATTACGCCACCTGAAGCTGTTTATCGCGTTGGTTTTGGTGATATCTGGCGCAGTATTTACGGGCAGGATAACTGGCTATCTAACCCGTGGGTATGGGTAATCGAGTTTAAGCGCATTCAGGAATAAACCGTGAGTATGCATCAAGTCGTCAGCTTTTCAGGTGGACGAACATCGGCTTATCTCGTTCATCTGATGGAAGCACAGCGAAAAGCTGGCGCTAGCGTCCATTTCATTTTTATGGATACCGGCTGTGAACATCCTCTGACGTATCGCTTTATTCGTGAGGTTGTGAAGTTCTGGAACGTACCGCTAACGGTGTTGCAGGTCGATATAAATCCAGAACTTGGGCAGCCAAATGGTTATACGGTATGGGAACCAAAGGATATTCAGACTCGACTGCCGGTGCTTAAACCGTTTATGGACATGGTTAAAAAGTACGGTACGCCATACATCGGCGGCGCGTTCTGTACCGACAGGCTAAAACTCACCCCTTTCACGAAATATTGCGATGACCATTTTGGGCGAGGGAACTACATCACGTGGCTGGGTATTCGTGCAGACGAACCCCGTAGGCTGAAACCGAAACCGGGCGTCCGGTATCTTGCCGAGCTGTCAGATTTTGATAAGTCGGATGTTATCCGGTGGTGGCGAAAACAACCTTTTGATTTGCAAATCCCGGAGCACCTCGGGAACTGTGTTTTTTGCATCAAAAAGTCAACGCAAAAGCTGGGGCTTGCATGTAAAGACGAACCAGGTCTGATGCGGGTTTTTAATGAACTGGTTACAGGCAAACACGTCAGGGATGGTCATCGCAGAACAGGTAAAGACGTTATGTACCGTGGTCACCTGACGCTTGACGGGATTACCAGAATGTATGCCGACAGCGACTACAGAAATTTGTATCAGGCGATGGTGCAGGCCAAGCGGTTTGATACTGGTTCGTGTTCCGAATCATGTGAAATCTGGGGTGACCAATTGGAGTTGAAATTCGAAGAGGTAGTGGAATGACAATCGTAAAAACCCATACCGGTACCGTGATCACCAAAGATGGCCCGCAGGTAAAAAAACTGCACCAAACAGAGCGGATGTGGGGCGTTGGCAAAAACGAGTTTTACCACAAAGAAACTGGACGCCGCCATTTTGCAGAAAATACGCGCCGCCGACTGCTGTTAGACACCATCAAGCCTATCGAGGTGAAGCATGTTTAAACAGAACGAAAAAGCTATCGCTCAAATTGCTGATTATATCCCGCGTGCGTGCCGGGGTATGCAGTTGCAGGAAGCCAAAGCGCGCCTGGAGAAAAAAATTGCGCTCTATATTGATGACGGCTGTGATGCCGCCGTTCTTAACGCGGCGTTCGCACCAGCTCTTAACTGTCATACTCGGGAGTCTTTTTTTTCGTGCATCGCAGCGCAACTCCGCAAAGGAGGCAACCAGTGAGTGAGTCAAAATGCCAAATTAATGGCAACAAGATAGAACCGTGCGCGGCGTTGACGCAATCCCTGGAACATGACGCTGAATACACGACGCGAAAAGGTCTGCTGAAATACAAAATCTATAACCATGCATTAATTCATTCACAAGACCTGATCATGCTGCGGTCAGGCGAGTTTTCTAAATCGCCGATTCGAATTTCATTTTGCCCGTTCTGTGGTGAAAGTCTGAAAACGTGGGAAGCGGAGGCAACCAGTGATCAAAATTAACTATCAAGAACTGCGCGAGGCGGCGGAACAGGCAACGCAAGATGAATGGGTAGCATATATTTTGCCGGGTCATAACGGCATTTATCCTGCGCGCACGTCTGAGGGTAGGCATTGCGGATACTTTATTGACTGGCCTGGCATTGATGGGCAAAGGAATGCTGGTGCTAATGCCCGTTATATCGCGGCTATCCCACCAAAAGTTGCGCTGGCACTACTGGATGAGATCAACGCATTAGAGGAAACGCGTATCAACGATGTTTGCCGTATTGTGGAACTAACAAAACAACTGGAGTCGGCAAAATCAAAACTCAACGAGCAGCGCGAGCATTACGAGGGAGTAATCGCGGATGGAGGTAAGCGCATAGCAGAACTGGAAAAACAATGCGCTGAATCGGAGCGAAAAGCATTAAGCAACTTTGAAGAGTGTGCTGCGATGGCTGAACGTATCGAAGAGTTGGAGCAGGCCAACACAAGACAGGACGCCAATATAAACCACCAGCAGGAGGGCGTGACTCAATCAGTCACCCGATACATATATCACTACAACGCAGTGAATGGTTCTGACTCTATGTCTGGAATTGCGCGGTTAACTTTCATGATCAAATCACAATCTGACCTTGACGCACTTAAAAGCGCACTTAGCAAGGTTGGTGGTTTCCGTGCAAAAGCAATTACATCTCTTTCATATCTTGGGTGTGAGGAAGATAGCAAACGATGAAAGAAGGATTTAAAGATAATTCAGGTGCAGCGCAAAACACTGGAGAAATCATTGAGGCATTTAATGGGGAGGAAATGCCCACTTTATTCAGAAAAGAATATCCGCGAAAGAGTAGAGCAATAGAATTGCTGTTTATCATTCTGTTTTTCGTGTTGCTGATACCAATAGCCTCAATATTAGTGACTGTTCTAATGGGGAAAGTATTTGAACCGTTAGTTGAACTGTATATCGATATAGTGTGGACCCCATTCAGGAAGCTACACAATAAAATTAACCCACATAAGGAAACAGATATGGCAACTTTGAAAAAAGAAGATCGTTTTACCAAAAAACAAATCGCCGAGGCAAAAATCCTCGATAACAACGGAACCTACTTCATCAACGGTTCCATTCTTCCAGTTTATATCAATGAGGATGGAGACACTTACCTTATTGAAGAGTACGAAAAAGGCGAGCCGAGCGAACACCTCATTAAAGATTTGTTCGCGGATGGCGTTATTGTTGCGGTTAATCCAATCGGATACAACTGAGGCATAATTTATGACCACTTTAACCGACAAAGAACTGATTAAAGAAATCAAAGAGCGCATAGGCAGTCTGGACGTGCGAGACAATATTGAGCGCCGTGCTTATGAAATTGCGCTGGCATCTCTGGAAGCAGAGCCAGTTGGTGATTTTTATGAATACAAACCGGGTGACTGGTATCAGCGTTCGGTCGGGGATAAAGCACCAAAGTGGGTGCCGTTATATGCCACTCCGCCAGTTCCGGAATTGCAGGCTGATGTCGCACAAGCAATTGAAAATCTCAAGCAGAAGTTAGTGGAATGCAATCGCTATAACTACTGCGCAGATGCAGTTAAAGGCGTAGAGGATGCCTGCCGTGCTGTTAGCTATAGCCAAGCCGACAATCAACCAGCATCTGGCAACCAGGCTGCCGAATCCAATCGCGGTAATGAGTGGACCGGCAATCCTGATATTGATAACGCCATCATCATGCTCGACCGCATAGATACGCTGGAAAATTGCGATGATGACCGTATTGAGGGTGTTAAGGCTGTTTTGCGCAGACTGGCTGTCAACTATCCGGTAACTCCGGATGGTTGGATAAGCTGTAGTGAGCGAATGCCAGCTCAAGATGATTGGATTTTAATTTATTCAAAGCACGGTGAGTATATGGCAGGCCAGGTGCAAGGGGAATACGTGGAGTTGAGCGACGGCACTTTATCGTGGTTAGGGAACGCCTTGTTCTGGATGCTGCTACCAGAACCGCCCCAGGAGGCTGGTTAATGAGCTGGCCTGAAGCATTCGCAACGGTAGGAATTGCAATGGCGGTAGCACTGGTGGTGTATTCAATTTGCCGTTGGGGGTGATAAGTGAAATAGTGCGGGGTATCGTGCAGCCCCGCTGATTTGATTATTTTGTAGAGTTGCATAACAGCATCTGGCTTGAGTTTCTCCTCCATCTTGGATTATTATTACCGCCCCTATACTTAACTGTAATAATAACTATCTGTTAAACCTGATAGTTATTATTTAATATTTAGTGTGATAGGAGGTTGTATGGTTAAAGATAAAAAAGCTGAAGAACTTGAAAATAAAGGGCTTTGGCGCAGAGCCGCGGCTCGCTGGCAAGATGTGCTGATGGATTATCTCCAGGATAATCAGACAGACCAGCGGATGTATATTCAGAGGCAAATTCAACGTTGCATTAAATCAGCCACATCAAAAAATGTAAGTTCAAGAGAAGTCACGACCTCAAGAGCATTACGCAATTCAGCAATACGCGTAGAGAAAGAAATGGGAATACATCGCAATCGCAAGGCTGCACATGATGAATTATATACCTATCGGGGTAGGTGATTTAAATAATGTGATAGCGTTAAGAGAAATTTTATAAATTGTTTATATGTGACGGGTTAATAGGGGTATTACAGACACTCTTGATAAGATAATAAATATTTAAAAGTCATTAACATCACCTATCAAAAATATGCACGTTTTATTTCTACATCGTAATAGTGTACAGGTATATGATTCACCCATGCTGATGGAGCTTACCGTGGTGACTACACCTTGCAGCCAAAGGTGAATAAGATATAAGGATTCTTGATGCACTGGCTGCGAGTAGCCTATAAGGCCGATACTAAGCCGGTAATTAACACCATCCTTGAAAAATATCATCTTGAAGCGGCATTGATGACTAAGTCTGGCGATACTCTAGGCATGGTGAGCACAACGTTAGTTCATGAAATGGCTAAGGCTTTATTGCTGCTGGTGGCTGACAACATGAGGCGGACCATGCCAACGAAAGCTGAGTTACAGGCGCGCGTAGAGATTCTTGAAAAAGAGAATGCTAGCCTCAAAGGAATGCTGGCGCGGGCGGAAAGGGAAATTATCAGGCAAATTATTGCCAGAGGAGCGACCACCAGCAGATATACCCGACCGAGTGTCCCGGTGGATGAAGTCTTTTTGTTTGTCGTGGGAGACTTTTTGGTGCTACGACCATCGCAGATGGTGTGATGAACTTGATAGCAGTTTCCCCTACTTTGCGGAAGGTAACACCTGCCCTCAATGCAGGGGATGAGATTTAACGAAATCGATCACCCTATCTTGAACTTCAGAAAGAAGGTCTTTTTCACGCGCCAGGACGTCCGGATATTGACGTTCTGGCCTCACCAGATGCCGAAGCTTCCCATTAAGCAGGATGGCCTCAGAAAACACTTTTACGCTGTGCTTTATCCCCTCTGTTTCACTTTTCAGCGTCAAAATAAAGCGCAATTGCTTATTAGCCTGATTCAGATTCAATACACGAATTTGCAGTTCGTCTATGCTGTTTCGCAATGGGATTGATGCCACCACACTGGTGCAGTCTCTGATTGTCTGAATTGAACGGCTAACATTGAGAACGTTATTGTGCATGTGCCTGATCCACTAACTCCGGGAGGTTTCTTGTGTCAGATCGAAATATAGCAGCTAAAAGCCAGGAAGAGCGAGACAAGGTGAACGTAGACCTTGCCGCCAGCGGCGTTGCTTACAAAGAACGACTGAATATACCTGTGATTGCAGAGCAGGTGGCCCGTGAGCAACCGGAAAACCTGCGCGCCTATTTCATGGAACGGCTACGGCACTACCGGCAGTTAAGCCTCCAGTTGCCAAAAGGGAGCGATCCGGTGTATCAGAACGAGGATGCACCAAAAAAATAACGGCAAGATGGGGGAGACATTAAACATGCTTAACTATCACGACAACACGCGTTCTATGCAGACAATCCGCACCAATACAGCGGTGGTCGATAGCTTTCCTGTACATACTCAAGGCCGTGAAGATACCGTGGAAGTGCGACGCATGTTGTGTCGCCGGTCACCGGGCCACCAGCACTTCATCGTAACGTTTAAAAGCGATGTAGAGCGCGCCGAGAAAATCTCTAACTCCACATCTCTGGTTAAGCCGTTAGCGGAGGTTATTGTGCGCAACAATAAGGCGCGCTTTGTCCTTGAGGAGCATCATTCTGATTTTAATGAAAAAATCGAGTCAAGCATTTTGCAATATATGAATGGCACGTTCACGCCACCAATGTGATTAGCCCCCAGCGTGGCGCGCGTACAAACCCCGCTTTCACAAACTATGCCTTTTCAATGTATACTGTATGAATAAACAGTATTATTGAGGTAAAACGCTATGGGCTTCCCTTCTCCTGCGGCGGATTATGCAGAGAGCCGTATTTCTCTTGATCAGCAACTAATCAGACATCCTTCTGCGACCTACTTCATGCGGGCGGCAGACAGCCATCACCGTGAGGGAATATTGCAAGGTGCTTTGCTGGTGGTTGATTCCTCACTTACTCCGGTTGATGGTTCACTGCTTATATGCGCTATGGAGGGTGAATATCGCATAAAGAGATACAGGAAGTATCCGCGCCAGCACATGGAGGATTTAAGCACCGGGAAGAAAGAGGCGTTACCAGTGGATGACGATGGATACACGGGCAGTAATGCTGTTTTTGGTGTGATCACCCACATTATCAATGACGCCAGGGGCGGTGAATTTGATGATAGTCCTGCTATATGATTTGTTTTCAGAGAAACCATAGAGAGGCATGACTGGACCTATATCGCCCTGGCCATTTAAATGATTCCTCCCATTAGACGCGGTTACTCACTTGAAGATAAGATGAGGTTATAATTCTCTTTTTAGGTACGCGAATGAGTTCGTCTGCTTTTGTCACTGTTGTCACTGGAGTAAGCGTTTTTGTCCTAGGTCGACTCATCATCAAGGGGGTTGAGTCTTACATTTCATTCAAGGAACAGTTGGGGGAAATATCGCATCTGTTATTGTCTAACCAAGCAAAGCTATCGAATCCCCGCTCTGACTTAAAACAAGAAATCATCCATGATTTGAAAGATGCGGCAGCACAGTTACGGGTGAAGTACGAACTATTACCTTTCTATATCAAAATGTTACCCATCGGTTTTCGCCTTGTTCCATCAGAAACTGAAATTCGTAAAGCGGCGCAAGAATTGAATCTGATAGCCTCGATACATGATGGTAAAACCGGAGAGCTGCCATATGAGCACATAGCCAAGATTGGATTACTGCTCAGAATTCCAACCACTTATTCTGCTTAATCCCAGCAATTGCAAGACTGCATCTCGAGGATTTAAGGCACCAAGAAGTGGTATTCAGCATCATTAAAACCTATAATTGCGTACACATAACGAGTACACGAGGTGTTTATGCAATCCATTAACTTCCGTACCGCGCGCGGCAACCTTTCTGAAGTGCTCAACAATGTTGAAGCCGGGGAAGAGGTTGAAATCACCCGCAGAGGCCGTGAGCCAGCAGTAATTGTCAGCAAGGCTACTTTCGAAGCCTACAAAAAAGCGGCGCTGGATGCTGAATTTGCATCCCTGTTTGACACCCTGGACTCCACCAACAAGGAACTGGTTAACCGATAATGAGGCATATATCACCGGAAGAACTTATTGCGCTTCATGATGCGAATATAAACCGCTACGGCGGCCTGCCGGGAATGTCAGATCCGGGTAGGGCAGAGGCCATTATCGGGAGAGTTCAGGCCAGAGTTGCCTACGAAGAGATCACCGACCTTTTCGAAGTCTCCGCCACCTACCTGGTGGCTACAGCGAGAGGGCATATATTCAATGATGCCAATAAGCGTACCGCGCTAAACAGTGCGCTGCTATTTCTACGCCGTAACGGTATACAGGTATATGATTCTCCCGTGCTGGTGGAACTTGCGGTGGGGGCTGCAACTGGTGAAATCCCCGTATCTTCAGTAGCGGAAAAACTACGTGAACTATATGGTTCCAATATTTGAAAAGAAGCCCGCTCAACCAAGCGGGCTTCCTACTATCACTCAATGATTTTTTCTGCTGTCAGCCAGCTAATTTCTTGCTTTTAGGCGTCAGCATCAGCATCCTCTGCTTCCACATCTGCCGCGACTTCATCGGACTGTTCTTCTTTGGCCTGTTCTGCAATCGCCGCACGGCATTTCGCCCTGGCTGTAGCGATGGCCTCAACTTTCACGTCATTAGGAATACTTGAGGTGACATACATATCCAGTTCTTCAGCACGGAATACTGTTTTGTCCAGGAATTCATCAAGCATCCAGGTTAAGGAAAAGTCGCAGGAAATCAGCTCTACTTCGCCTTCCGCGCCGTTTGGGAAATGGATAAACATCTGCTTGCCCAGGCCAAGCACGCGACAAGCAGCCATCATTACTGCAAGTTCCAGGTCTTTGTTTTCACCTGCTACTGGTTGATCCACACCAGTAATAGTGCCGTTCAAATGGATATTATATGGCTGATATTTAGAGATGCGTTCTACACGCCATGTGCCGGTTAAGGTTCCCTGGCGGAAGATTATTGGCGTGACCGAAAGCGACAGCTCTCGAATGAGTTGTTGCGCTATGGCTGGGTCATACAGGGGATCTAACGCGATGCATCCATAAGATTGCGCCAGTTCAAACAATTCTTCCTGTGTGCACTGAATGCCTCTTGCCGTAATAAAACGTCTGACTCCCGTTTTCCCATCACGCCAGATAGCAATGCCATTCTCACTATCTAACTCTTCGTCTAAGCCCAGGTATGTAAGGATGGTTCGCTCAATGGTAGCAAAGGGCAGGGACATATCATCGTTTACATCCACCAGCAGGCCATTACGCAGGCGATATTGAATGTTTTTGGTATTTTCCACGTTAAATCACTCCACAACAAACCAGTCACAGGCCAGTAAATCATCCACAGACGGCAACCAAACGCTGTCCATATTTTGTGCATCTTTCAATACAAAATGGTCACCATAAGGAACGTGAATGCCGTGTAAATTGACGCTTCCAGCGAGAACTAACCAGCAGAATTGCTTTTCGCCTTTCCACTCGCGTCGGGCAACTTTCTTGCCTTCCTTCAACCACATTAGCGCGTCAGAGAAGTCGGCTGCTTCAAGGTCGATTTCTTCTTGTGTGGTAATGATGCCACCGGCAGCAATAGTTACGTCCCTGGCTGTAATGAATGTCACCCCATTGTGACCTTCAATGCTGAGCGATACCCCATTTTCGGAGGCGTCGTTAACCCGGCTATAGCATTTTTCAAATGCTTTCTCTGGCACATAGACCAGATAGCCATTTTCAGCAGTGACGAGATATCCTCCTATTTGCGGTCGGAATTTTTCCAAGAACACACCATCAACACGAAGCGTCATTCCTTTTGGCTCAACGACTTCGATACTGCCAAAAATGGGCGCATAAGCTTCGCCGACAATAACAATATCTTTGATTTTCGATGCCCGAATGATGCTGTGGCATTTGTATTTGGGGAACACCTGAAAAGTGCTGACCATAATCCTTCCTCTACTTAAAACTTTGCGTACTGAAGCGGTGTACGCTTGATTTCAACGCGGTCTTCCGATGTGCTACCAAAGCCACCAGCGCCTCGCTCTGTTTCATCGAGTTCATCAACTTCTACCAGCGATACCGGTTCAACACGCTCAAAAATGCCTTGCATGACCGCCATTCCTGGCTTGAGGCAAACGCCTTCACCACCGGGATCTGTAATCAGTTTTGCCATGATTTCACCGCGATAATCGGAGTCGATAATTCCTACGCAGTTAGCCAGGCGCGTATGCTTTTTGCAGCCCAATCCGGAACGAGGATAAAGTTTCAGACACCAGCCAGGAGGGATCGCCATAGCGAGGCCGGTATGCACCCACCAGCTTGAGGAAATAGCGCCGTTGCTATCGATACCCGGCGTTATTTCAACAGCAACAAAATCCATCGCCGCCGATCCGGCGGTGGCGTAAACGGGGAGTTTTGCCGCCGGATGAAGGCGTTTCACTTTCACGTTAATCATTGCTTTTTAGCTCTCCGGGTAAATGTATAAATCCGGCGTTTGATATGCGGAGCGGTCGGAACGGAGACGCAGGTATTCTCGATAACACCTTGTTCCTCCAGCGATCGCACAGCACGCAAGAACTGTGATGCATCACCACCGCCAGACAGCCAGAATTTGCGGGCATAGACGCTGCCATTACGGATAATTTCTGCGATCACCCGCGCTTGCGTCTGGCTTTCTCGATAGCCAAAGAGTTCTCTTGCCTCTCCTTGTGGGATAGCCAACTGATAGCCTTTCCCGCTACGGTGACGAACAAAACCGTGAGCAATGAGGTTCTTCAGCTCATTTCTGGTGCGGATACACCCGTACTCAGGGAACTGTGTGTTGATATCACCAGGCTTATGCCATTCATCAGGACTATCAGCCAGGAGGGACAGAAGTTTCCCTGACAGCTCAGGATTAGTGGTTGGATAACAGTTCAGGGATGGGTAGTAAGTTTTCATTTGCGCCCCCTTGCCGGATAGCGCCCGGCATTCGCATCAGGGGCAATGAAGCCGCTGGTGGGGCGAGTGAAAACATGGTTAATTTTCTCGGTCATAGCGCGATAATTTTCCTGATAGTGGGCCAGGAGTTTTTCAGCAGCAATGACGGTTACTTTCCGGACGTAGCGTTCAGCTTCCTCCAGATTTCGCCAGTTTTTTTCGAGGGTAAATACGGGAACGGCATCAAGTCCGGTCATAACACCGAACACCACGACCGCCTGGTCGCGCTTAACGCCCGCAGTGAAGGTTATGGTGTAACCGTCAACAGTGAAGCGTTTTGATTCCGTAATACGATTGTGCAAAGTACCCTCCGCAATAGGCGAGGGTACTTTACATTAAAATGCACTGTCTAAAAAGATTGTTAGAAAATTAATTTATGAATCCATCAGGCGACTATTTGCACCAACGGATGCCCCGCTACGGCGCAAATATCGCATAAGTGTTTCGGGCTTTTTCCATGTGCCTTCCTGCATGATCTCGACCATTGACACCTGTTTCTCAGCCATATCAATTGCCGCACCAACACGCGCACTATGGCCTGTCCACGTCCGGTATCTTCCCTTGTTCGGCGTGGCATCTCGTTTGTTCAGCAACCCCCAGGCATCGCTGAATATTTTCTCCATTGCAGGTGCAGTAAGGGGCGTTGTCGTGATTCTGGCCTTATTACTGCGGTGTATTGGCGGGAATAGCACCGCGTCCGGATGTTCTCGAAGTCCGGACACCTCCAGCCAGTCGTTCAGTACGGCGGTAGTGTAACGAGAAAGCACCTTATCAAGTCCGGCGGCGGTCGTGATGGTCTTCGTGTGTGAAATATGCAGCGTTACAGTGTCACCTGTTTGGTCCAGATCTCCGACGCGGATGCGCGAGATTTCTGACATACGCATCAGGGTATTGTATGCCACGAAGAGAAACGCCCGATTGCGCAGGTCCACCAGCCGCTCGGAACGGGAAAGCAACACGTCGAGCAATTTCAGATCATCCCACCGCAACGGTATAGCCTGGCCTGTTCGCTCACCTTTTTCCGTTGCCGCTTCGCGCCGGATGCGCCGCATGGCCAGAGACACACTTTTATCGTCCGACAGCGGCGGGAGGCCACATTGCGAAAGCAGCATGTTAAGCATGGCATAGTGCTTATCAATGGTGGTCGAGGCCAGATCGGCCTCATGCAACTGGAGAAGATACTCGCGGGCCATTTCCGGCGTAATCGGGAACCAGGGGTGCTGGCGCGAATTACACCACCGCGCCCAGGAATGAAACACCAGACGGAGATCTCGAAGCGTATTTGGGGCATAAGCTCCCTGGTCGTTCATGAACTGCATAAAGTTTTTTGCAGCTTCCTGGTATTCGGTGCCTATATCGCGCAGAAAACCACCAGAACCGCCGGAGATAACTAGTTCACCCATGAAACTATTAAACCTCTATATACAGATAACGCTACGTGAAAAATAGAAAACTGACAGGGTAGTTATAAGTTAATTTTCAAAATTCAAGCCTTTGATTCGAGGCATGATTTTTCATCCTTGTCAATACTACCTGTTTACTGGAGATTATAGCCTAACTTTAAATAATGCCAATTATTTAAAGTTAGAAATCAGGACTTTTTTCCCAAAAAAAACACCGACCAGATCACTTCGCAAATCCGTCAGCCATGCGGTAGCTGTTCCTGGTTACATTTTCTAATAGGAACAATCAAAAAAAAGCGGTTTTATCCTTTACTCACCTTGTTATTCAGCATAAATTTGTCACAGGACTTTTATGTTAGAAAACTAAATCGAGTAGGAATAATGAGTAAGAAGTCGATCGAGAATGAGTACAAACGGTTCCTGCAAACCGCTGAACGGTGGAAAGAGCTGGTGGTCGCAAACTCTGTTTTCCATGATACCAGTTATGTTGGCGAGGAATTTCGCCATGTTGCATTAACACATGATCCGGCTGTATTAGAAGAAGCTGAAAAATGCATAGCCGAATGGAAAGCCTTTGTTGATCTGTGTCGCAAGGATGATGACAAAGCCTCAAACATTGTTGAGTCGGTTTATTTACCGATCCCATTCATTGTTGAGGATACTAATCAGAGTACGCATATCGTTATGCAAAGCGCAACCACAACGAGAACATTTACGCGCGAAGACCTGCTGAAAAAATACGATAAAACTATAAAGAAAAGCATGAAAAACAGGATATTTTCACAGGTTGTCGGTGCGCTTGAAGAAGAACGCAGATTCTTCGCCGCTGAACGTGAGGGCGAGGTATACCGCGCAAGAAAAGAAGGTTATACCGATGTGGTGATTACCACCAATATCGAGGGCAACAATGGACTTTCACGCTTCCGAGTGGGTGCGCACGGTGCGCTGATCTTTGCAAGAAAAGCAAACACAGAGATTCCCGTTGTTAACAACGTTGGTGAGCGCCGTACCCTTACCATTTACACTGGCATTAAACCGCTTCCGTGCGGACTTCTCGGCGAATTTGACCTTTATCGGGTTCGTGATCTGGAAAAGCAGCAGCCAAGCTATGTCGTGAAGTCATATATCCTGAGAAACATTGATATCCGCAATCAGAGTTTAAAAAACAAATCAGATAAAATGCTGGCCGAAGCCGATCCAGCCATACACCAGATCGTTAGCCGGAAAATTCAAGAGGCTAAAGATGCAATGGCAAGGCTGGATAAAATGGACCTGGAACTACTGGAAGTTATGATTGCCTCCGGCGATGACCTGACAGGCATCCGCCTTACTGAAGCCAGGAAAAAATACGGTAAAAGCGTTGAAGAACGCTATGGGTACACATTCACACAAACGATGTACGCGGCAAAACTCTGGTAATCGCAAACCACCCACAAGCCCCGAATCGCCGGGGCTTTTAAATGTCAATATCAGGAATATCCACTTCTGCCAACACCTGATCGCGGAATGTTGCGAGTTCTGCGCCAATGTCTTCATTAGCAGGCACGTAATCCACCAGCATAGTGAAGCAGTAGGTATCCCATCTGTCCGGCGACTTGATGTTTAACTTCTGCCGCATGTGCTCCTTGCGCATCATCGCTACCTTCCCTTCTTCGTTAAGCATATACGGGATTTTTGATGCCTGATCTGCGGTTTTGGGGTCACTATCGATACGCATACGCCCTGATTTAATGGCATCCCCTGCCATAATATTGGCGTAAGCACGCTGATTGACAAAGCGTTCTCTGTCTCTTAGCGCAAACATAGGCTTACCCCAACGGATGCGAACGGGATTAGCACCACGGCGGACAAGCTGCGCACACGTATCTGAACCAAAGCCATCAGCATCCACAGCAATGGTGATGTTCGGGTATTTATCAGGAGTGCATTCGTTATAGATAAAGTCGGCAAAAGCCAACGGGTCCATAGTGCCTGGCATCTCCAGTATCTTAAAGTTCACAACGCGTCGTTTCTCACGATAACCGGATACTTTGCATATATTGAGCACCGATTTGTCGCGACCATTACCGACGTCAGCGGTCGCTACCCAGCCCCAATCTTTCTCCAGCAACACTTTACGCCGTGCGGCGCGGTCGCACTCATCACGACCAAGCAAATACCCGTTAATTGCACGCGGGAACTGGCCCAGCACCTTAACCATGTACTCCAGCGAATCCCTGCCGCCGTACTCCAGCAATTTCTCACGAATAAAGCTCGGTTCAACGAATGGAGATTCTTCAGAGTTAAGGACTATTGCCGTCCAGACTCCTTCCGGATTGCCTTCTGCCTTTGCCCTTGAATGGTGGGATTCATAAAAGTAACCGCTTGGACGCGTAGGCTGGGAAAGCATGAGCATACGGTTATCTTTCTGCGTTAACGCCCCCGTCATGACGTTAATCGCCTTATCGGATATGCCCGATGCTTCATCAAGGATTAGCAGTAAATGCTCCGCGTGCTCCCCCGCCAGTGCCTCTTCGTTACCGAGTCGATAACCTTTACAGAGCACTTCCCATATCCCTTTACGGGAACGCTCATAAAACATGGTGTCAGACAGGACAAAATAGGTCTGTAACCAGCCGTGGCGCTTAACAGCATTCGCCCAAAACTGTTTCACGTATTTGAATACGCCTGTTTTTACCTGGCCTATTTTGTTCGCAACAATAATGACGCGGGCGTCGGGGAACAGGATCATAAAAATTAGTAGCAACATCGCGGTAAGGGATGACTTACCCGTTCCGTGTCCGGACGTAACGGTCGTCCTGCTCCCCGTCTCCTGCACTGACTGAATGATCTGCTGCTGCTGATGGGAGGGGAACATCCCAAAAATATCGACAACCGCCTGGGTAAAGTTGTATCGATACCTGATAACCATATCGCGCCAACGTGGATCACTGGTGACGCACTTAATCTTACGACCACCAGCCATTAGTCATCCTCCGGCTGGTCTATCACAATCTCGTCATCTACAGCATCAAAACCGGTATCCCCCGCGTCATAATCACCGTAGATATCAGCCGTGGCGGAAGGGTCTATATTCAGGTCTTCATCATTGGCCTCAAATTCACCGGCTTTACGTTCTCCGTTCCGGTCGTAATCCCCCATCCCAAGCCTATCAACGATTTTCGCTACTTCAGCCCGGCGTTGTGCAAGCCATTGTGGGAGTCCAGCTTGTTGCTCGGCAAACTGCTTCGCCTCTTTATCCAGTTGCTCATCATCAACATCGTTAACGTCAGAAACCGGAGGCTCCAGAAGTGAGATCGCTTTTGCCGCTCGTGCCGCCAGGATAGCTGGGACACTGACGCCCTGCCGCTCGATATATTCAGCTACGCCTATATCGTCCAGCTCCTCGCGCTCACGCATACGTATAGCGGCGGCGATAACCCTGGCGGCGCGTGCGTCAGCGCCAATGCGATACTCAATCTCCTTGCCACGCTGCTCGGCCTGCAGGCGGGCAATCGCCAGTTTTTCTCTGGCCTCAGCCTCCCTGAATGCCTGCTGACGCGCGCCCTGCGCAAGTTTTTCATCCCCCTGGCGTAGCTTCTGCTCGGTCTGGTAGATGGCTGCCAACCTACTGATAAAGTCATTCATGTAGTAGGCCGCATCGCTTATTAGGCCGAGAAGACGCTGCCCTGGGTGCATCCCCTCTGGCTGTGTATCGCCGAGGGCGTCAATCTCTTCCTGTAGTCGCTCCGCTTCCTGGTCAACGATGGCCTGATACTGAATTGCTCGTTCCTGCGCCATCTGTATCGCAAGTCGTAAATGTTCAGTCGCGCCGTTCTTCATCATCTCACGGGCGACGTTGGTGGCAGGCAAAGTGGCGCTTTGAGCTGATGAGTCAGGGATCATTTGCAATGATCCCTTGTTTCGTTGGGCTTTTTCGCTGCTTTTAGGGATCATTTCTCCCATTTCATCACAAAATGATCCCTTCACATCCTTGTGTATCCTGTTGTTATTACTTGGTTTTTCTTTGTGATCCGCATTTTGTTTTTGCGGCATGGCGCGGAACTGTCCACCAGCTAACGATTTGTCAGTTTTTGTAAATTCTGTGCTTTTATCAGCCTTTTTTTGCTCTTTTTTTGAGCCGGTGGCGCTGCTTTTTGCGCGCTGTTTTGTACTTTTCCCGGCAGCCTTAGCTTTCGCCTTAACCTCATTTTTTTTCATATTGAGATGCTTTCTGGCGGTGTTAAAGCTGAGGTCATGCTGCTCGCAATATTCTTTTATGGTGATCCCGGTTTCTTCTCTTAACTCCAGGAACTTAGCTCGATGCGCCTCCCAGTTAATTAACGTCATAGGGAAGCCTCACGTTTTTTCACAGCGGCGTTCCATAGCTGGTTAGTCATCGCCACCAACTGACGCTGCTCCTTTCGTAATTGAGCTTCTATCTTTCGGTTGGTGTTTTTCACCAACAGCCGACCGAATTCAGGAGTGCGCCCGCGCACCTTGAACTGGTATCCATTCAGGCCATGTAACCAATATTTCCGGGGGTATACGCGGTCGTCTATTTCGCAAATGGCACGACTGGAACGAACAAAAAAACGTATGATGTTATTTACGTTTACGCGCGACACATGAAGGTGAGGATATTGTGCTTTTGCACGGCTGGTGATTTCGGTGACCGTCAGATAGCAGTCAGCCCTGATCATGATATCCGCTATTTCGGCGCTACTGATTTGCTCCATTTATCCCCCGGATAGAAAAAGACCGAGGGGATGATAATCAGCTTGTTAATACTGAGAAGACTGTCAAAAACATGATGTATTAGAAAATTAATATTAATTTACTAACGCTACCAGCGGGATAAACGAACAACATGCTTAACTTTTGCCTCCCACTTCCCTTTATGTTTGTTGATCACCGCCTGCGCCATCTTCAGACTGGCTTCAAAATCGGCTTTTCGACCACTATTGCCCACCAGCAACGCTCCGTCTATTTCGGGTAAGCATAAGTAATCCTGCTCGACGGTAAGCGGCATTGATGATGTAACCTGGCAGGCTTTCCATCTGAAGCGTATGCGCACACTCCTGACTGACATCACGACATAACCTGATATTGTGCTCTTGTGTCCGGCGTCTGTGCGTGTAGCCTTGCATGATGTTATCTTGCAGGTGATGATGTCCCAACCAATGTGCATCGCATCCTCAATGCGTAATTTAGTAGCCTCGTACATCAAAAAACCTCCCAGTCAGTAGCGATAATATCAACACCAGTTGCAAACCAGTCTGTCTGCGCCTGTAAATCCCCATTCATCATTACCAGGCGAGGCATAACCATCACATCACAACCTTCAACAATATCGAATGCCTCTTCCGGCAGGAATTCGACGAGCTTTTCTTTGCTACCAACACTGCCACGGAGCATCGATATATAGCTCCCTTTAGGCCATGATGTTCGCCGGGCATCAAGCCCCTTCATCATCCAGTAAAAGGCCGATGAGAACGGGATGTTCTTTTTGGCGATGAGCACGTTATTCGCTTCTGTGTACTTCAGGAACTTAACTAACCTTACCATCGACTCGGATAACGCAATGTACGGCTCGTGATTGATTGCTGACACACTTACGCCGTGCAGTCCAACACTTACCACTGTCATATCACCGTTCTGTGCGGTTTCGATGTTGACGCCTTTACGAACTAACGCTGCATAAAGCTCCTCGCGCTTTTGCGTCCAGCATTCTCGTCGCCCTATAAAGTCACTCAAAACGAGATCATCTTCTGAATACGCGTTATCGTTCGCCGTTAACATAACGTCTCCTTTTTTACACGCGCGACTATCCCCCGGCTGAACCGGTAGTGACGTCGTAACTTCGTATTAATTAAGGGTTACAGCCTGAGCGGCTATATGATGAATTGAAAGGAGTTGTGGCGGTGGTGCCTCCACCTGCCAGGTTAGCCACGCCCGGCGACGACACTTATCAGAACGTAGTGAATGAAAATGGCTTCGTCACGAGCGCATAGCCGCAATTACCACAACGGAGAAGGCGCTCGTATTAATTAAACACCTTTTCCTGTTGTACGCCGTGCTATTCCGGCTGTCACACCGAATCGCCAGGATGGTGAGTCCCTGAGTCCGCTATCCTACCAACGGTGACTTGCACATTCCGGCTACCTGATGTGCCCATGCAGTGTTAGTAAGGCACCTAACAGCTACACCAGACCGCTAACGACGCATGTGCCATACGCCGTGTTACAACCAAATGTGGTGGCCCCTACCGGACTTGAACCGGTGACCGTGCGATTATGAGTCGCCCGCTCTAACCACTGAGCTAAAGGGCCAGATTACTGTTAATTACGCTTACGCTTTTTGCCAGAACCGCGTAAGGCTTTTGCCGCTTGCTCTACCCCGTATGCAACCACCAGCAGAAACAATAATGTCCACTCCGGGTTTTTATCGGCAAACGCCCAAAAATCCATCACTTGCAGCCACCTTTTAAGACAAAACGCCATTGCTGTTAGGTTGCGGTGCCGGGTGCCTCCCGGTGACGTTAACCAGTTAACAATTAACGCCGGATCACTTATGGATTCTCGTTACGCCAGTAAAAAGACCACCTTTACTGTTTTAACTGTTCCGCGTGCGCTTAGCCGCATTCACCGCAATGGTAAGAGCATTTGGCTGACTGGGCGGCGATGACGCCTGTACGCATTTGGTGATCCGGTTCTGCTTCCGGCATTCGCTTAATTAGCCAAATACTCTTAACGTTGCGATGGCGGAGAGTAATGGAATCGAACCATCATCGCTTGCGCGACGGGACGGTTTTCAAGACCGCTTGAGCACCATGCTCCCTACTCTCCAGTGATTGTGGTGGTCGGTACTGATCTCCGACTGCGCCTCTTTTTTTCATAGCCCATAAGGCCGGTCAGTGCGCTTGATGACTGAGGCATCGATATTTACTACGCCGCCTCGTTGCCATAGGGCGGACTTGCGCGCCAGCAACGCGCATTCACCACAACGGAAAGAGCATTTATGGCTCGCATCGCGGGAAAAAGCCCACGGTAGAGAGTCGAACTCTACAAATGCTCTTACCTGTTGTGTTGGTGCCGGTTAACGGGATCGAACCGCTGACCATTCGCTTACAAAGCGACTGCTCTACCAACTGAGCTAAACCGGCAATTTGGTGGGGAGTGATGGAGTCGAACCACCCGAGTCGCAATGACAGTAGATTTACAGTCTACACCGCTACCTCTACGGACTAACTCCCCTAAATTGGCGATGGTGGGTGGATTCGAACCACCGACCAGTTGGTTAACAGCCAACTGCTCTACCGCTGAGCTACACCATCACTTGCCGGGTACGTCTCCGGCGAGGGCTTCCACCTCCGTATGCTTTTCGGCGCACCGCGCCCTGGCTGCAATTCGGTAACAGGGGATGCATAACCCTGGCTTCCAGCGTGATTAGCGCCTTCAGCATGACGGGATATACCCGTTACAAGACATTATTCCAGAAAGCCATTAACCAATGGCTGTTACGCGGGAAGGACGTAACAGGTAAGGGCGCTGACCAGAAAGACCTGACCCTTCTCATTCATCTGGTTAATCACACCAGCGCCCTTGCCTGTTATGCCTCCCCGTTCCCTAATACACAGACGGGGACACTCTGCGGTCGATTTTTTGACGGGGGACGACTCATACCCCGTGGCGTCAGGCTTCTTAGGCCGCTACCATCATCAGATCATCGTTTGCATTTACTTTAATGGTCAGTTTCTAAACCGCCGCAAAGTCGCTAACCATGACGAAAACACTGAAAAAACACCCACCCGAAGGTGGGCAAATATCCCACTCGCGGTATTGCCACTTAGGCGTATGGTCAACCTGGCAACTCGGTGTCCTCAACGGGGAAGGAATAACCCCGCCATACTTACCGCCGCGCCTGTCGCGGTTATCGCTACGTATCAACATAAAAGCCGACTGCCTGAGCAAGATTCACTTTCAAAGGCCCGCAGAAAGGAATCCATAGTCGGCTTTTATCTTGAAGCGGCTCTCTCTCCGCCCGTCACCGTCCTATCCCGGTTGTCGCGTTTGCCACGCCAGCCGTAACGAGGTTTAAAGTCTTTTCACGTTTTCATCACTCGACTGCCGTCTATGGCTGTTCGTTGCAGCGGGGGTGCCTCCCCCTGGGGATATCCCCGGCCTTACCCCCATTCTTTCAAAACACAATGCAAGGCCACATCCGCATAGGTGCATTACCGCAACGTTAAGGAGACTCAGAGTCAGCAAAATAAGAGGAAAACCCAACTCTGCGCCTCCTTAACGTTGAGGATGTTCACTGATGATGACCCGATGCAGCCTGGCCCACTTAACATACTCACTGCCAGATCATCATCAATGAACACCTTAAAAAGACCTTCCGTGGCTCAAGTCACTGTCGTTTACTCCGTAAAATGCTCTCGCTGAAACCACTTTACGCACTAAACCTGCCGGGCATGTATTTGCACGGTGCCGGAGCTTTCCCTTACCTTAAAATTTACTTTCTAACACTTAAATTTGTTTGATGCTGGTGGGGAAAGACAATGAAGTGACTATCAAACCCGCAAGCGACATGGGAAGCTCCCCACCAGCACGAAAAATTCTATGTTAAGTTAACCCTATAATCAATATGTTAGAAAGACAATTTTAATTTTCTAACACATTATTTCCCGTAAAGATTTTCAACTCCACCGTTCTTCTTATCCCACTCGTTCGCCCATACCCGGCAAGCATCAATTATTTCCTGACGGCGATCGCCCTGCATGAACGGAATGCTTTCATGAAAGCTGCTTGGAATGCAGGCCACACTGAACACTGTATCAAACTCAGTCTGCTTGATTGCCTCCAACGTCTCTGGACGCATTTTCAATTCGTCGATCGGTGCATCCTTAGAGTCCATAATCCGGCGATGCAAGCGTGGAAAATCCGTTTCAAGGTACGCCATAATTTTATCTGCCAGACATTCGTCTATGTCGGTATTCCAGTCAGTTTCGAAGCCAGGAATTCGGTAGTAAAGCGGCGTTCCCCATACTGATGGGATCACATCCATCGTCAGCAGGCGGCTGGTTCTGATTTGCTGATGGTAATTTGCCGTCAGCAACGCTTCGCCACGTTGCCCAGTCTCCGCGACCAGACCATGCGGAAACTCATGGATATAGGCAATAGCTTCTCTTCCGTCATACATTAGCGGGAATGTCTCTGGCCTTTGCCCCATGCCACAGGCGCGATTCAGATCATGACCAAGCTCTGAACACTCTCGTTTCAATGTTTCAATAATGCTCTGCGCCGCTGCTAACTTTTTACGCAGTGTGACGAGTTCGCCTTGATACTCAACGCATTGCTGATTTAGCTTGGTTAAACGCTCTTTTAGTTCGCGACGCTCTCTTTTCAGCGTGCGGTTATCTTTCTCCGCAACATCCAGTCGTTTTGTCAGGCTTGGCGGATAGTCTTTTTTGTAACGACTCAAATCGACTTCAGCAGATTTGCGCAGTGTATTTGCCTGCTCAAGACGCGCCTCCAGATTGCCGATCTCATTACGCATATTCGCGGCAAATTGATTAACTGCATCCCCCAGGCTTTCAACTGTCGCTGATACACCAGTGACTTGAGAAAAACGGATCAAGCCATCATTAACGGCTTGCTGATATTCCTCAAACTGATCCACCAGCTTATTGTAATCAACTGCCCCATCATCAAGGAGCTGGTTGATTTCCGCCACCAGGTTATCTGTAGTGGCAATGACGCTCTCATGCAGTCGCTTTGACAGGTCATCGCCCGGATTTCGTTTCTGTATAAGCGCGATTTGTGTCCGCAGCGTTTCAATTGCGGTTGAGATGATCTCCAGGCTTGATGATTCTACTTGCTGACTCATGTTTGTTCCCTTCCTTGAAATTAGTTTTCTAACACATTTTATTAGTATGCAATTTCAATAAAAAGACTCAGGCAACAAAAAACCCGCCAACTGGCGGGTTTATGACCGTTTAGACGTGTTGGAGTAGCATGTATGCCATATAAATCAAAGCTATCAGTACGACAACTACCTCTGAAATTCTAAACGCGCGCTTTACTATCTGCCGCTCACCGTGGGGTATACCATCCGAGTATTCCTGATCCGTCATTTTCCCCAGCCAGCTTACCGATAACAGAGCTGCATTCTCACTCATATCAAGTTCACTTACGGCCTCTCGTATAAGTGGCGCGGTTACTTTCCTGGAAGCAACTTTCATGGTTATGCTTCTGGTTCTTCCGGCGTCATCAGCAAACGTCAGATTTACGTGGTGTTTTCTGCTCAATGAACAAACTCCCAATCATTGGCTTTCGCGCTTTCCGGGGTAATGCATACCTTGTCGCCGGTAACTATGTTTCGGGCTTCTAATGCCCCATCATCCATCTTTTTAAGCTCTATACAGAAAGAATGAGGCCATGAGCAGCGACGAGCAACAACGTTAGCACCGGCAGGGATAAGTTCAGCCACGTTAAGTAAACGCAAAACGATTTCTCCGTTTAATCAAGATTTACATATTCCGTGATAGCTTTTATGGCTTCATCGGCACTGCGCGCCTCAAAGCAGTAATAGCCTGCTTCCGTGAGGCGGGTCATCCAGACGAGCTGTTCGGGAGTCAGACGGTTTCTCCCGTGCTTCATCTCAATGCGCATTCCGTGATACCCACCACGAGCAAGGTCAATAGAAAGGTCCGGATAGCCCTTCTTCTGACCTTCTGCCACCATCTTAATGGCTGTCCTTTTGCCTCTCAGGCCGCCGTTCGGTGTTGAGTGTGTGTGCTCATACACGTATCGCATGTTGCGATACAGCCAATCCAGAACGCGAACCTGTTCGTAATGTTCGTAATTCCGTTTTAATAAGTCAGGATTTCTTTCTAACTCTCTCAGTGCAGCAGCGTGCGGGGATATTTCAGAATACGCACTATGATGCCTGCGTCTTCGCATTAAATTTCTAACACAAACTTCCTGAAATAATGAACACGATAATAACAAGAGCGTTAGTTTTATCAAAACCGAGGGAAATACTACTAAAGAGATAGGCGGATGCAACAGGTCGGACTTGTTTTTAGAGTAAATGGTGATGCGGGTCAACAAGCCGGGTAAATTGTATGTCATTTACCCAACTTGTTATTTTTAATGGTTTATTTTATCCGGTTCGTTAATTTCCGTAACCGACTTGTCGATAGCAATCATCCATCCTTCATAGGATAAATCATCAACAAGCCCCACCAGCTTATCGTCAGTGTGCGGAAAATAAATCCATCCCCATTTCGAAGGGTTTTCTATATGCCGCAGGGTAAATACCCGCTTATAACGGTGGTATTCAAGGGCGTATCCCTTCCCTTGTGAGTACGCTTTTAAGTCGTCGATCGTAAACCTACGATTCTTTCGCATGGCTACCCCACGATTCGATATTTCTCTATAGACTCGTCGTAACTTGTGTATACGTATGGCTCTGTATCATCAGCATAAGGCGCGACTTCCAGAGCATGAACGGGATTGTATACCGCGTCATTTTCCAGGCGATCGCTCGAATACAGATGCCCGGCTAAAACCGTAAGCGCCGGGCGACTCATTTTGTAGATCTCTGCCACATCACTATCTACAACTTGTCCAAATGATATGTCGCCGCGCTCCAGCAATAACGTTTTAAGCGCAGGCCACCACGGCCCATAAAGGTGATAAAGCTGTGGATCTCTTTTCAGCCTTTCCACCATGCCATCCAGATATGCATCCAGAAACGCCTCTTCACTCCTGCCATTGAGCGCCTGCGGCAAAATGTCCTCAAGGTAGGATTCCGTCGGTTTTACAGTGTCAATTAATGTCGTCATTCAAATTCGGCCCCGGATGGGGCCGCTCCTTATCTGTTAGGCCGCATCGGCGATTATTTTACGCAGTTCATCTACCGAGTAACGCGTAGATACCATCCATGCCGGACGGTCAAAGTTCACATCAGCAACCGGGTTTGCTTCAAAATTCCAGAAACGCCCGCCAATCTTCTTAATCGCGTCTTTGGCGTTCCGTATTGTCGAGGAACCTGGTTGGTCGGCAATGAGATAAACCGCACCGACGTCCTCGCTGACGCTCCACCAGCGCCCGCGAACACGCGCCTTCGCGCGAATCGGCTTATCATTAACCACAATGATATAGTCATCATTCGCCGCTTCATCAGCTCTGGCTTCAGCCACTGCCGCCTGCTCTTCTCTTTTGCTTTCAGCCTGTTCAAGCCTTTCCGCGATCTCTGATTCGGTGGCCCCGCCGTTTTTCAGCGATACATAGTCTTGCCACGTTGCTGATTTGAGCGCATCCGGCAACTCATTCACATAGTCACCGTCTTTCAACTCACGGGCGCGGCGGGTAGCCATTTCTACCAGGCGATTAACAGAAACAGCATCAGCAAAATCGTCCTTACTAATGTGTTTTTCATCAAATGCATTGATGACAGCCCCCACCTTAATCCACTGTGCTGCCGGTGATTCCAGGGGGTTATCAGCCTGGACAATGGCGAGTTTCGCTCCATCTACCCCATTATTCGCCAACTGTTCCAGTGCCGCCCATCCATCTGCATCACTGAGTGATTTATATTGCTCAAACAATGCATCGCGCCAGGCCGCCAGCGCAGAACGTGTTTTTTCGATCTTCGTCTTAATTTTCGCGATCTTGACCTGATTAAACATCCGTTCAATATCATCGATATTGCTAAAGGCTTTCATCCTGCCCTTGAATAAACGGTATGCCAGCACGGTCCTCCAGAATGATTCCAGACCTTCTCCGGACGGTTTGCGGAACAAGCTAAGAATATCTTCAGAAGTGACTTTATTAAGCGAACGACCTGACAGACCACGCCCAGCCATCCAGTTTTCGAACTCCTGGGCAACATCATCCATCGTTGCCTGTGCGCCCCATGCCTGCATTCCCTGGATGTAATCATACCCATACAATGCCTGGAGGAATCCCTCACCGTCCACGATATTCAGCGGGTTATCACTGGCTTGTATTTTTGCCACTTCACGCTTCAGCGCCTCATCGTTGCCATCTGGATATATCCATCGTTCAGGTACTATATCCGATGCTCGCCCGATTTTTTGGCCTATCACGCCATCATAGGCCGATGACAGCGCGATCTGACCATCATCTGTGCGATATGCCCAGTATTTAATAGCTGACCCACCGCCCCATGCATTACCAGGTTTACCAGCAATAACATTCATTACCCCATTGCGAATAGCATCATAGAACTGATCGCGAGTAAGTATTGTTGATAGCTGGTGGCACTGAACACCACGCGCAGCCGTTGCGCGCGATTCAGCTACCCCCTCTTCAAAAGTTACCGCTTCAATCACAGAGTCAAACGGCAATGTAACGATTGACCCCGGTGATCGAGCGTAACGACTTGCTCTATCCAGCCAGGCGATACGGCAGAGGTATTGTGCTTTTTCACCGTCAATTTTTTCCACCCGGACAATCGCTGTTGTTTCGCGATCATCAATGACTGCACGGTAATAACTACCTTTATGCAACAGGATATTCTTGTCAGTGCGCATATATTCCTGTGGGTTCTGAATAACATCGATACTGATATCCAGCACACCAGACTTAATAGCGCGCTCCACATCACCACGAGAGCGTTTCATTATGGTATCCGCGTCTTTTGCCCTGGTGATCGCAAACCGCAGCACCCGCGCACGTTTTCTGTAGCTACTCAACTGCTCAAGCGCGAATTTTTGCCCATTCCTGTTCGTACCCGCTTTTATCAGGTCGTCAAGATTTCGCTGGTAATACTCTATCTGTTCCATCGCGCTTTTCAGTTCTGTCTCCATCATGCCGATATCTTTTCCAGCGGCGTTTGCCGCTTTCAGGTAGATATCGAGAGCATTGTTGGCCTCGCGCTGTGCTTTCAGTTTCAGACGTTCTTCACGCTCTTGCGCCTGGCGAGCCATGATTGCGCGGCGTTCTTCCGGGTTTGCCGCCAGCATAATGGCGCGTTCATCAGCATCATCCGCATCACCATTGGCGATCTCTGACATGTCGGAGGTCATCACCATCTTGATCCAGTCTTTCTTACGTTTCAGCGTATCCAGACGGAAGTCGTCGAATGTGCCTTTGCCACAATAGTAGTGAACATTGACCTTCTCTTGCGGTGAACCTACGCGCGCACCGCGCCCATTTCGTTGGTCGATACTGGCTGGTGTCCAGGGTAGTGTCAGGTGGTGGATATCGGTTGTCCCGATATGCAGGTTAATACCTACTTCAGCCTTCTTGTTACAGATAATGATGCGCGTGCGCCCTTCGTTATAGTCGGCGGCAATGCCTTCCATACCCTCAAGGCCAGCATCATTTTTAGCTGAGAGATAATCCTCATATTGGGCAAGTTTGCTGTAGTAGGTTTCCCATGCCCCTTCTTTGTATTCACCGTTTTTATTCGGAGTAGGTTCAGTCGGCTTATTCACCTTCTTCAGCTTGATGCCGCCAGCCTGGCTAACGGTCGTCGCATTGATAATGCCTATCTCCTGCTCCGGCATTTGCAGTGCACTGGCGATAATACGGCGCAGCTTCTGGTGCTGGGCTTTTTCATCAATGAAGACAATTTGTTTACCGTTCTTCAGACCTTCACGAAGGTTTTCGATCAGCGCGGCATACTTCGGCGGGATGGGGTGTGATACCTGCTGCAGATCAATCCCGGCGGCAGCAATGGCCTTCAGTATTTCAGCTTCCAGTTCAATGCTGGCACGTATTTCAACATGCGCCGGATGTTCACTAAAGGTGGTCTTCACTACCTTACTGGTGCGCGTACTAACCAGCCCACCAGCGCCGTCTTCTTCGGCCTCGTCTGCATCATCTGCCACTTTACCGCCAGCTACTTTTGGCAGGGCATCAGCAATAGCTTTTACCTTGTCTGCAAGCTCAACGGGGAACTGGAATGTAATCGCACTGGCATACAGATCCGGATCTATAGCAACCTTATCCATGTCGCGGATGATGGAGAAGATGAAATCATCCGGTTTTTCGTTTGTGATATGCCCGTTTTCATCAACCGTCAGCGCATCTTTACTACTTAACTCCTGTGCACGCTTACGAAGCTCTTCATAAGCAGCCTCCTGCTCCCCTGTCATCGGGATCTGCAAGGTATTCTCGACAATATCAGGGATTTTAACCGTCGCCCCGACGTCCGCAGCAGTCTTCAGAGTAGTCCAGCGATGGAAAATACCACGCAGGCCATCAAGGTTCTGGAAGCCAACCAGCCCCTGCTTCTCTTCCACTTCCCCGGAAATTTTCTGGACCTGAACTGTGGCTGTTTTACCAAACACACGAACGAAATCATCAGGCGTAATGATGCCCATGCGCATCCACTCTTCCTGCGGAATGACAGTAGACAGCATGTTGAAGGCATCAATCGGACTGTTCACCAGCGGTGTTGCCGTCAGCATGACTACACCACGCCCGTTGTTGCGTTTCATCATGTACGCAGCTTTTACAGCCATGTCGCGGGCCATCTTGGATACTGCCGGGTTAGGCAAATATGCCAGTTGTCCCGCTTCACGCCCGGCATTAAAGGAGTTGCGGTAGTTATGCCCCTCGTCGGCAATCACGCTATCGAAGTTCATATCCTCAAAGTACGGGATATTCTGCTTCTTCGTTGTACCGGTATTCGCGGCCTGATCCTTAATCTTGTTCTTCTTCTGCGCATCACGGTGTTTACCAGACGCCAGGTCAAGACGCCCCATTTCCACAGCATTAAAGACAGCTTGCTGTGAGTTCTCCTCGATGGTTTTTTCTCGTAGCGGGATAGACGCGAATTGTTCTTTTGTCATGATGACCGTTCGCCAATTTGACGACGGGATCATGTTCATGCGCTGAACGATAACGGCGCTGGCGGACTCTTTCACAACATTTCTGGTAAGAGGCTGCCCGTTACTGTCGAGGCGTGGTTCGCCATTTTCATCAAGCACCGGCGCGGTCAGAATATTTCCGCTGTCATCACGAACTTCATCCAAACCGATAAACATCATATTGGCGAAGGCATCAGCACTGTAGAAACTCTGTGCCTCGTGATACCAGTTCTGATAAACCGCCTTCGGAACAACAATACACGTGCGTTTAGTGCGACCTGTTTCGAAGTTATACGCCTCAAGCGCAAGCGCGGTCGTGGTTTTACCCAGCCCGGTACCAAATCCCATGATGCCGCGCCCATCTTCTGACAAGCGACGAACTTCTTCATTCTGATAAGTCAGAGGAATGCGCTTTCCACTAATCCCTTCCAGGCCAAGCGGTGCGTTAGAGTGCGTGAACGGAATGAAGCCATTGAATGCGTCGTTATAGTCACGGGCTATCTGATCCGCCTGCGGGTGGGTGCGTAACCAGTCGTTAAAGCTAACTTCCAGTTGAGCAATTTTATCCAGGTACTCGTTAGCGTTCTGCCCACGCGGTTTAACACCGTTCAGGTAGTTTTCTAACTGGTTCAGGAAGCCGTCTTTATTGTTGGCCTTCTTGAACTCATTCCCGTTTTTGCCGTTTACGGTTCGTAGTTGATAGCCGGTAAATACCCCGTCCTTACCTTCGTAATCGTCCGGAGATACCAGAATGCCATCGACGACCTTCAGATCAGGTTCAGTGTACTTAAACTCGTCATAGCCCTGCTCTGCCAGGAACTCTTTTATCAAGCGGCGATCCAGCCAGCGGGCGTTCAGATTAACGGTGACTTTATTTAGTGGCGTGAAAATGCGTTTCTCTTCGATTTTCGCCAACTGACGCTCAAAGTTCGCTTTCTGTTCACCTGTTGACGCATCACGCCAGCCCACCAGCAATGTTGTTTTGGTTGCAATATCGCCGCTGGTGGCGCGGTCCATCGGCAGCAGGCAGCCATACCCATCAATAGCGATATCATCAAATTTCGCCAGGTATTCAAGGGCCGCGTCGTCGTCCTCTGGCAGTTCACCAGCAAACGCCTCACGAAAGTCGCCCAGCGTTATAGGATTAAGGGCTACATCACTGAAAAGATGTGCTATCACTTGTTCCGGACGTGTAAAGTCAATACCGGCAGCACCATCCGTTACATCAAGTCGCCCTGCCAGAAGGTCAGAAGTGGAACCATCCTGTTTCACATTGCCAGTGAACGTCATCCAGTTTTTAGCGCCAGCTTCAGCAAGCCCATTCAGCTTAATCGCGTGCGGTGGTCCATACTTCGCAACTTCTGCTGCCGCCAGGCGGGATGCATCTGCCAGTTTGTCATCAACGTTCACCCCCAGGTTACGCAAATCAAGTGCCTTGTTGATCAACTGCCCTATCAACGCACCGCGCATAACGCGCTCCCTGTCTTTTTCTCGCTGTTTGCCAGCAAAGCGAATCATTGCTGCCACTTCATCACTGACAACCGATGGATAGTCGGACGCGATCGCCGATATCTGGTCCCATGACAAAGCCAGAATCCCGTTTGTTGACTGGAATGCGATCTGCAGATCGCCAAACGTCGAAACACCATATCGACTTACATCAAGCGCGGAGGATTTGGTTGTCGTGTCCTTAACCCATTTCAGGCCATCAAACTCATGCCAGATACCGCCTACAAGACGCTTATCCCCTACTTTTGCGCCCTGCCATGCCTGGGTAGTTACTCCGAGCAAATCCCAATTAATACGGCTTTCAAAGCGGCGTGATAACGCGGTTTTCATCGACTCATTGGATACACGACCGTCCTTTTTCACCACCAGGGTATTGCGGAAGCTGGTGCGTTCCATGTCGCCGTAAACAAATCGCTTCCCTTCGGTTGTAAACCATTTCCCTTTGAGGAAGGTATCCCAAAGGACGTTTGCCGATTTGAGCGTTGCATCATCCGTGTCGGGGATCATCTCCAGGAAGGTTTCCGGGTGTTTACGCAATACCCATACGTCCACCACGGTATCTGTACCGGACTCGCTGAACGTACCAGAAGGCATACGATGCGCGCCCAAAAATTCCGCTTTACGGCTGACTTTATCGCGCAATTTTTTGTATTTCGTACCATCGGTCATGCCATTCGGCACCACCAATACAATTAGTCCACCAGGCTTAACCTTGTCGATCGTGCGCAGCACAAAATAATTGCCAACGTTCTTCTCGTTTGCATATGCCGGATCAAGCCCGGCGACGCCGGAACGCCCTTCGCCAAACGGTACGTTACCAACTGCGTGGTCATACATTGCATCTTTCGCCGCCAGCGCCTCAAACGCCCCGATATTCACATCATCTTCCGGGTGCAAAAGCTGGTTTATTCGACCGGAGATCGGAGACAGTTCGGCGCTGGTCATTATCATGCCCTGCCGTTTTGTCTCCTGGAAAATACCTGTGCCTGCTGACGGTTCCAGTACGTGACCGCTATCAATACCGTAGTCGCCGAAGAGATCCCATATACCTTCTGCCATAAACTGTGGCGTATAGTATTCGTATTGGCTGCCCTCACCATCTGTCAGGCCGCCTTCACCGGTATACCCGGCAAGAATCTGGCGCTGTTCGTCAGTTAATTTCGCCCCATCGAAGCCAGGCGGAAGGGAATTAAGAAGATTTACTGCGGCGTTGTTTGCTGCCCGGCGTGTTTTCTGAATACTGACGCCATCGACTTTCTTAACGCCAAAGGTCACTACAGCTCGCGGTTTATGCAACCGACTAACAATTTCAATCAGCGCCCCAATGCTGGTGGCCTGGCTAATTGAATCAATTATTTTGTCCAAAGGAAGCCCCCTCAAAACCGTTAAATCCGCCTTAAGCGGTACGGTTTGAGAGGGTATGGAGTGTGTTAATTTCGCAGAATCACACCCCGAAGGTTCTTACTCAAAAGGGATCATGGTTGTACCTGGATAACATCCCCGTTCTTAACGGTGATGATTTCATCCAGAATAATAACTTGCGGATAATTACCTGCATACCAACTGAACGAACCAAACACCTCATATTGGCCTGGTGGTACGTTTTCAAATTCAAATTTGCCTTGAGCATCTGTCAGGACAGTTTTGTCATATTCCACAGCCCGGCCATCGATTGTTTCCAAGATCTGCGTATTGTAATTAATTTGTGGGGTGTTTTTGATATACGTCGTATATGGGCGGAGAGTAATTTTAGAACCAGCCCCAATCTTCACATCGCCGCCACGCGTCATACCAAATAACTCCCCCTTAACCTTGCCAGTGCCTTCTTTCGGCAATGCCTGGTACTCTTCTACGGGAAATGCAGGGCGTTTTACGACTTGCTTTTGAATAGGCGCACATCCTGATAATGCAAATGCACAAACAATAGCCGCTAATATTGTTTTTTTCATGACAATCTCTTTACTCAAATAGATAACGCAAGCTAACAATAACCAATGTTATCACTAACTTAGCGCAGTTTAACTTTTCTGTTAGATAATACATTGAATAAAGTTAAAGATGAATGCCGTTTAATAATGTTTGGTGTAATAGAAATCACATTCTCAACATAGTTATTGCTCTTTTTTCATTCGGAGCATGATTATGATCAATAATGAACCTCGCTGGCTTATTGAAGCCCGTAAAAATATTGGAGTCACCGAAATAAAAGGAGCGAAACACAATCCTGAGATCGTCCAGTTCTGGCGGGATATTAAGCGCAGCGGAATTAAAGACGACGAAACGCCGTGGTGCGCTGCATTTGTTGGTGCAATGCTGGAACGTGTAGGCATCCGCTCAACAAGATTTGAGTCGGCAAAATCCTATCTGGATTGGGGCGAGAAATTAGATACACCGGCATATGGATGTATCGTTGTATTTACTCGCACAGGCGGTGGGCATGTAGGCTTTGTTGTCGGACGCCGCGCCAATGGCGATCTGCTTGTCTTGGGTGGGAACCAGGGGGATGCTGTTAATATTCGCGCATTCCCCACATCAAGAGTGTCTGGCTATCGCTGGCCTACTGGAGAACCACGCAATACAGCTCTGTTACCAGTCGGAGACGCAGCGACCTCAACTAATGAGGTATGAAAAAGCCCCGGCCAGGCCGGGGCATCACACTTCAAGTTACGATCCAATCATTACCGACTGCATCCGCCGTCGATAAATCGACTTCCCGGATCTGGCATCCATTAATACAAAACCATCCGGTAGTAGAGCAATTATCAGGCCAGACCCATACACCAACACTCCATGCTTCACGGCGGCACACTTCAGCCTGTCCTTCCCTGATTTTTTTTACCGCCTGCATGATGTCCATCACTCGCCTCCCCAACCGATCACCTGGAATTGCCCCATCCTTGGGTGATACCAGCGTTTTCCTCGGTGTTCAGCCTCCGACATCATCAGGGTAAAGGCATTCATGAAGGGAGATAAGGCCACAATAGTACGACGCGACAATACCCCCTCTGGCGTCAAAAACTCATGAGTATCTGTGGGGATCTGGTAAGCGTTGACCAGGTTGCGGCATTTGGCTTCAGTCAGGCCGCATTTCGCCGCTAACTGGCGATAGCCAATGTAGCCTTCCGGAATATTGCCTTTCTTTATTTGCTCGACGGTTTCAGCAACCTGGCTAACCTTTGACTCAACAACATGAAGCCGCTTTTGCTGCTGAACTGCATTTGCAGCCATTGCAGCGATCATCTCTATTTCGGTCAACGGCTGGCGTACTTGTTCTTCCAGTTCGCGCCAGCGGTCCACCAGCCGGGCGGTGAATTCGGGAGAGAGCTGCGCGACGACGATAATACTATCGCGCTTGCCTTGCTCGCCTTCGAAGACGTAAGCCTCGACACTACGGCGTAGTCCTAAGTTATTGATTTTTTCGAAAACCTGCAATGCAGGAAGTTGAATAACTCCAGATTTAGCCAGGCGCTCTATTGATATTTTTACGTTATCTGGACGACTTCCCACCAGCTCCGCGATCTCAATGCTGGTCATTGATGGCTTTTCGAGAATGCAGATATCCATCAGTGAGCCTCCGCAATGCCGGGATTGGTAATATTGCGATACCAGGGATTAGTGTTTGGTTGTGGGGAAGTAGAGAAACGACCAGTAAGAACACCATATTGATCAGGGATCAGAGAACGGGCTTCTTTTTCGGTTGCGGCAATTGCGAAGTGATCGCAGTGTTTTTGCAGGGAGTGGAAACGCCAGATGAATTCTGGACGTGAGCAAGGATTGGCATTAACCATAGTTACGGCCTCACTAACAGGTTTAACAACCTGCTACCCGCTGTCAAACAGGTGGCAGGACGTGACAGGGTTGACAGACTGGCGTTAGTGAAACCAGCAGGCCGAAGCCTCCCCATCACGCCCCACCATAATTCGGGCGTAACGCGGTTTACGGACACAAAAATACCGCAATATCGGAAATCTGCGGTTGTCCGCACTAACATTCAGGCTGTCAAACCTGGTCGCAGAATTTGCTACGACGGCATGAATATAAGCCTGAACATTAGAAAGATCAACAGAATTTTTATCAGATGCTGTTTTTTTGTGACGATGTAAATCATACATTCTTGATTAGAAACATCAATTTAATTTTCTAACATACATTTTCGAGCGATGAAATTCCCGCCGCACGGTTATTGTACAGTCAATCGCAACATCATCCCCGAAAGCCCTCCGGAATTGACCAGTCTTCCCGGTCAAATTCAGACCTATAGCCACGCTGTTTCATCAGGTCAAATGCTTCATTGATGGTTGCACATCCCTGG